CAAGAAGATATTTTTATAGTTTTTCAAAATAAACATTTTTTAATAGATGAGGACATTTTTGTTCATTCTGAGATTGAAAAAGATGAGGGAAATCAAAAAGAGGAGAAAATTATTACAAAAACAGATACCATCACTTTAAAAATTTATTCTTATAAACATTCGCTTGATTATTTAAAGAAATACATTGACAATATTACCAATGAACATCTTATGACAATTAAAGATAAACGTTCCAACAAAAAATTTATATATGTTTTAGATAATGTTAAAAAAGACGATGATGATTCTAAATATGCGAGTTGGAGTGAATATATATTTGAAAGTAACCGGACATTTAAAAACATATTTTTCGACGGCAAACAAGATATAATTGACAAAATAGATTATTTTACGAGTAAAAAGGAGTGGTATTGTGAAAAGGGTATTCCTTATTCGCTCGGTATTGGATTACACGGTCCCCCAGGCACAGGTAAAACGTCATTAATTAAAGCAATCGCAAACCATACTGGAAGACATATTATTGTTATACCATTGAAGTTAATTAAGACCAAACAACAATTAGAATATTACTTTTTCGAGGACACATATAATCAAGATAATGAAAAAAGGGATATAACATTTGACAAAAAAATCATTGTGTTCGAGGACATTGATTGTATAGGAGATATTATTTTAGAAAGAAAAAATGAGCAAAAAAAGACGAAAATTAACGGTAATAATTTACAAGGTTTGATTAAAACAGAAAATGATTCAGTAAAGGTGAGTGATGTTTTGCAAACAATTTGCGATATTAATGGGTCTACAAATAGCGGTGTAAATAATGGCGAACAACCGATAACATTGGATGATATTTTAAATTTATGGGACGGAATACGTGAAACCCCGGGAAGAATATTGATTATTACTTCAAATTATTATGATAAATTGGATTCGGCGCTAACAAGACCAGGGAGAATCGACATAACGCATAAATTAGACAACGCAAGTCGCAATACTATATCCGAGATATATTATCATTTATTTAACAAAAAAATAGACACTGAAAAACTGCAACAAATCAATGATTGTTTTTATTCGCCGGCCGAATTAATTAATATTTATGTTACACACAAAGACGAAGAATTGTTTGTCGAAAGACTTTTACAAAAAAAAAAATTACAAACGCCGTTATAAATTATACGCGTTGCTCAAAAAAAATAAAAATCATCTATTTTATTACATATAATCAAAATCCATGATAAACGAATATGTAATAAAATTAATTGAAAATCTACCAGATGATTTAAAAAACTCAAAAACACCATTACGTCTTGATTTAGTTTTAGATGGTGGAATCTTTAATGGAAGTTATTTGGTGGGTGCTTTGTGTTTTTTAAAAGAAATGGAAAGGCGCAATTATATTATAATCGAAAGAATATCGGGTTGCAGCATTGGTTCAGTAGTGGCGTTTCTTTATTTTATTGACGCTTTGGATTCTATGCCTCAATTATATGATGTTGTTAAAAACGAATTTAAAGAAAAATATAAATTACCCACGATAAAAGAAATAAAACAACATTTACAAAATAAAATACCTGATAATATTTGTGAAAAGATAAACGGGAAATTATATATTTGTTACAATAATATTAAAAAAGGTAGAAAAACAATAAAGTCGCAATACAAAAACGTAGATGAAATTATGAATACAATTATAAAATCATGTTTTATTCCTTATTTAATTGATGGTGAAATACTTTACGAGGAAAAATACATAGATGGTATAAATCCCTATATTTTTCCCGAAGAACCAAATAAGAAAATTCTTTTTCTGGATCTTTTTGGTTACGATAAAATAGGTAATTTATTAAATGTAAAAAATGAGAAAACGAATTATCATCGTATTCTCTCTGGATTACTAGATATACATAATTTTTATATTAAACAGTCAAATACACAAATGTGTAGTTATGTAAATGATTGGTCGTTTGTAAATATTGGATTCAATTATATTAAAATGTTAATTGAAAAATTGTTTATTTACATTACATATTTTTTAATATATGTTAAAAACAAAATACCATCTACGTTTGAAACAACTGTTTTATACAAAATATTGTCAAAAATAACACACGAAATTTTTATCATAATATTGGAAACATATTGTTTATAGATTTTGTCAAAATAAATTATTTTATATTTTATATTTTATATTTTATATTTTATATTTTATATATTTATATAAAATAATATGAGTTTTCGAGATAAAGTTTCTAAATTAGGAAAAACAGAAACAACTGTAGAATCACCAAAGGTAGAAGTTGAATTCCCTAATATAGAAGACGAAGCACCTAAAACGACACCAAGGTATTTGTTTTTAGGATTTTTTGTTCACGGTGGATATGGTATAGACGCACAACCATATAGTGCAAATAAACACTCATCTGTAAGTATAAGGACATATAATTCGGTTCCAAAACTGATGACATTTATGAGTTGTAGTCCAGGTTGTTCATTAATTGGTGAAACTGGTGGTAGAGATAATGTGCTATTATCATATCATTTTGAAAGAAATAGTGACGTAGATTTGCTAGATGTTTCTGAAATGAATTATTTACAAACTAGTAAAAAATCATACGATAAAGTATTGGCGAATAAGTTTTTTAATTATATAAATTTTGCGTTAAAAGATGAATTAGAAATTAAACCACGAGACCGAACCGAAAAATTTAAAATAATGAATCCAACTGATGTTGATGTATGTCGTAATAGTTATATTTGTGATGGTAAAGTTGGTATTAGTAATCGATTTCCAAATAAATCATTTTATACAAATAAAAAACCCAAACTTGCGGATAAAGACAGTTGGGGTATCATTATTTATAATAATAATTGCGGAGTTGAACCTTTAACAGATATTGGTGATATAACCCAAATAAAAAAACACGCCATTACAGGAGAAAATGGTGAAATTACGGGTTACCTATTTAATTTATTAGACATAATTGAAGGTTTGACAGAGGCGTTTAATTTAACGGATGAAGATTATTTATTTTTGTTTGATTATTCTTGTAATAATTTTAGTACATCAAGTATAAATGAAAAATCCAGTTTAAGAACATTGCGTAGTTTAGGACGCAGTGTGACATCAGACTTGGGATTTGGACTAAAATCTACTTTTAAAAAAAGTAGAGCAAAAGCAAAATCTACTTTTAAAAAAAGTTCTGCGAAGCGAAGAGCAAAAAGTAGAAAAGGTAAAAAACAATTAAGAAACTAGTTCCGCCTCCAGTCTTCCCTTAACCGTCTTAATCAAATCTTTCAACTCTTCATTTTCCTTTGTTCTTATTAATTCTACCGAATTATACCAATATGTTTTACTAGTGTCATCAGACCATCTCCACTCTGATGTGCCTAATAATAACCAAGTCTTAACATTTAAAATGCCTGCTAAGTGAACTATAAATGTATCAACCGTGATTAATAGATCTAAATTTTGCAATAAATGTATTGTATCTCCAAACGGTTGGTCTAGATCAATATCATAATGAATTATTTTATCTAAAAAACTTATTTTGCTAAAATCCTTTTCGACTTCGCTTTTTCTGTGAATACAAATTAAATCGATATTTAGGTCGCACAATGTTTCAAAGTGTTCAAGAGGTATATTTTTATCTATAAATGAACTTAATAATCCATTATAAACAAAACCAACCTTGTATCTTTTTAATGGTTCCGTTTTGCTTTTCCAAAACGCAAATTTGTCATCATTTGTGTTAATATAATTTATTTTATTTGGTGTAATTTGTGTCAAATTTAATATTTTCGGCAAAGACATAATGTATAATTTATACTCATAATTGAAAATATATAAATTTTGTATGATTTCGATATTGTTATAAGTTTTAAAAATATGCGATATTTCTTTTTTAGTAAAATATGTGATTTTCATGGTCGGGAATTTTTCGGATAATTCAATTATAAACCTATAATATTGAATATTATCTCCTAATCCTTGCTCAGCAACAATCAGTAAATTATTACACTTTACGCGACCATCCCAATATTCTAATGGGACATCCAATCTGTCCTTGAGATTTGTTTGAGGATTTATATTATTGACATTTAATCTCTCTTCGTATAAAGGTAACCCATTTTTAAAATCTTTTTTCGACAAATAAGGAAATGATAAATTATATGAAGATATGGTATCCGATTGTGTTATCTTTTTATAATATTTGATGGATTTATCGTATTTTTTTGTATAATAATATATTTCTCCCAAACTTTTACACGCGGTGTTATTACTTTTTAAGTTGTATGATTTTAATAAATTTACCTCGGCTTCCTTATAATCTTTTAGTTTTATAAAGCATATGCCAATGTTTGAATATACATCTGGTATTTCTTTGATCAATATAACCTTTTTGAAATAATGTATTGCTAATTTATATTGTTTAAAAGAAAAGTAACAAGTGCCTATTTTATTTGTTAATACTCCAATAGTAGACATGTCTAGTTTTGCGGTTTTTAATACTTTAATATAACATTCTACTGCTTCATAAAACATACTTTGTTTTTCATATATTTCTCCCAACTCACATAAATATTTATCAAAATTCATAGGGTTTAATTCTAGTATTTTTTTGTAATTTTGTATCATTATATTATGGTCTTGTGACTTTTTAATTTTTTTATATAATTCTTCAACAGTTTCTTTTGGTTTTATTATTATAGGTTCTCTTATAGGTTCTCTTATAGGTTCTGTAGTGAGTTTCGTTTCACCAAGTTTAATAATTTCACTGTCATTATCATCTTTATATTTGGTGTAACTTTTAACTTCTGATAAACCAGAATTCAATTTCGCATTTATTTTGTTTTTCGTGTCACATCTTTTGTCATTTATTATGTAAACACTTCGCGCCAATTGTATAAATTCATCATCAAACAATCGTACTTTTTCTTTATCTCTTATTTGGTCTTCGACAACCCAGAGTTTTGCATTGATTTCTCTCAATTCATCAATTAGTTCTGGTTCTAAATTATATTTATCAACAAAAGGTTGTAAATAGGCAATTTCTTTTTCGACCATCGCTAATTTCTCAGCGTTTTGAATCTTATTTTGTTTAATTTGTAAAATAGTAAACTTGTCAATTAGTTCGCCAATTGACACTGGCACGTGACATACATTATCCGCCATTTTACTATATTTTTAAAATTTTTTTATATCTTTTACTAAAAAACATATAAAATCTAAAATCTAAAACATATAATTTTACAAATACTCATCTAAATTAACACCTTTAATTAATAAATTTGTTAATATGCGTTGAATAATTGAATTTGAATTTTGTTTGCTATTTAAATCAGTTTCTTCATTTATTATTTTGTTATCAATGCTTGATGTTCGATTATTGTCTCTTTTAAAATATGGACTTTTAATCACACTATATTTGATATCATTGCTATTACACAACTGTCTAATTTGTAAATCAATTGGTAAAAACAACGTATAACATTTTTGCAATAATTTTTCTGCGCCAGTTTTTGTTAAAATATATCCTTGTGTCCCGTAACCAATTAAACTTTTATTATTTCCGTCTAATTTCATTTCTTCATTTACAAACAATATATCTAAAGTGTTGGTTATTTTTAAATTTTCAAAATCGTCTCTTAATACTTCTATACCATCTTCTATTACTAAACAATTGTTTAGTTTATTGTCCACAATGTATTTCCAACAATTATAATGTCCCATAAAACACCCCAATTCACCTAAAAAAGAGTTTTTGTCGTTTCTAAATCCCATACCATTTAGGTTGATTCTATTATTATTAATAAATTGAAGTAATACGTTTGTTTGGTTTTTATAACTGACGCCTGATATTCTTTCAACGGTTTTTTTATGTTTTGTCCATTTCTCTCTGAATGTTGATGTTTTTTCCCATAAATCGCTTCTACTATCAAGATTTAATATTAAACAATTGTTTACACTGTAAGATGTCATTTTATAATATAAGTATAAACATATTTCTTTAAATTTTTATATTTATTTGTATTATTTTTATTTTTAGTAATTTAATGAAATAAATAATAATAAATAATAATAAATAATAATAAATAATAATAAATAATAATATAAATGCTAAGTATTATTCAAAACATTCCTAATGTAAATACATATCCACTTACATATGTATTTGAACATATGAAACTAAAACATAAACCAAATACATTATGGTTAGAGTTTGGTGTAGCAAGCGGAAAAACTATTAATTACATTTCAAAATTTACAAATGACAGTGTGTATGGGTTTGACAGTTTCGAAGGATTGCCTGAAAAATGGCGCGACGGTTTTGATAAAGGTGCGTTCAATAGAGGCGGAAATTTACCAAAAGTTAACGATAATGTTGAATTAATAAAAGGATGGTTTAATGAAACTTTAGTAAATTTTATACAAAGACAAAATAAAAAGGTTTCATTTATTCATATGGATGCTGACCTTTATAGTTCTACAAAATATATATTTGATGTATTGAAAAATTACATGGATACAGATTGTATTATTGTATTTGACGAATTAGTAAATTATCCGGGTTTTGATGGAGATACCGGAGAACTGAAAGCATTTTACGAATTTATCACAGAAAATAAGGTTGAATATGAATGGATTGGAATGAATGGTACGCCTACTGGTATGTCTGGTTATTATCATGAAAATGTAGCGTTAATTATTCATTCGATAAAAATTAATGCATAGACATTTTACTTTCTATGTAAAAATTTATTTTTATTTTAGTATTATTATATAAATTATGATAATTGTTATTAGAGGACATCTCAGAAATTCATTTGAAACAAATCAACTGTATATTTTTATAGAGGAAGTATACAATATATATCCGGATTTAAAAATATTTATACATACTTGGAATATATTTGCAAACAACGTAAGTTGGAGAAATATAGATGTTAATATTGGCGAAGTAAATCATGAAATAATTAGCAAATATTTTGGAAAATTAAGCAATTGTATTAAACATATTATAATTGATAATGATAAGGATATTAAATTAATAGGTAATTTAGTTGGCACGATTAATAACGGACCGATGCCACTTATTGGTTGGAAAAATTATTGGTATGGAAAATATAAAATAATAGATTATATTTATAATCAACAAAAATATGACGAAGAAACAGTTGTAAATTTGAGATTTGATTTATTTAGTAATAGTAATAATTTTGATAAAAATTTAATTATTGATTTTATAAAAAAAAATAATGAAATAAAATTTACAAAAAATAATTTTCTCTTTGACTATGAAGCAAATGGGATTGATAATATTTATATAGGAAATATTAACACTATGTATAAATTAACAAATAAATTTTTTTATGAATTAGATGACATTCTATGTAAAAATAACAATACTAGGAATCAAGAGCGATTAGTTTATAGAATAAACGAGCAAATATTTACACCCTTGAAGATTTAAAACCGCACCTTTCGGTGAAATAATAAATCAACAAGGTTTGCCTATTTCAAGGCATGTAAATTTTGGTTTTTGTAGTTCGTCTAAACTACCTGATAAATTCTTGCTTCTTGATAAATAATTTGGTCTTTCTTTATTATTTATCGCATTATAAGCAATTTTATAAATATTTGTAGATCCATTAACATCTCTATTCCAATAACCGCATCCGTTCTTACAACAAATCAGCCCATGGACGATAATGTTTCCAGTTCTGTATGGTTTTGGATTTTCCCTAACCATCGTCTTTTTACAAATACCTATTTCACATTTGGAACACATACAACTTGTTCTAAATTCATCAACCAAATAAGTTTGAAAACCTGCTTTTCTAAACAAAGTTCTCATTCCTTTTCCTTTGGTTGCTTCCTTATATTTCATTTGTTTTTTCTGTTCATAATCTCCAAAACAAACAACAACATCTTTTTCATTTCCAAATATGCGTTTGAAATTATTTAGCATTTTTTGTTCGCTTTTCTTGGTATTTCTATAACTTTGTAAGCGTAATTTTCTAAAAATGTATTTTTCATAAAAGCTAAATAACATTCCATTTATTTCACTCTTTTTTTGTATATATTCTTTAAATTTTGTGATGTTAAGTGATTTCTTATTTAATTTAGATAATTCAGTTTCCCATTCTATAATTGTTTTACCCTGTATTTTTTCTTTTTTCATTTCCAAATGAATTTTTGAATACTTCTTTTTCTTTGTTTCTTTTCTTCTTTGGTCTTGTGAATATCTAAATTTATTTGCTTCTTTATTATCATCATCTACACAATAAATTAAATCACATTTTCCAGGATCAATAGCCACTATTTTTTTATTTTGTAAAGAAGAATAATCATCTAAATCATCAATATATGTTTCAGTTGATAAACCTTTTTTCATCATAGGTAATTTCTTACCAATTAAATCTTTACGCAATAATAACAAAGAACAACTTACTCCATCTGTTTCTATCATGTGATGAAATTCATAATATTTTTTATGAAACATTTTTTGTTCTGTTCTAAAAAAGAATTCCCAAATTTTATTTTCATTTCGTTTCAAATTTCCTTTTGTTAAATATTCACTTTTAATTCCTTGTTTTTTCGTCATTAACAAATGAACTAATGTAGTTGTATCTAATCTAATGTGTTTTGGTATTATTTCACTACGCATAGGAAATACATTATAAATAGTTTGTTCTTCCTTTTCAATTTGTTTCATCATAAAAATCATACAACCAAAATAATCAAATGGACTACACATTAAGTCATAAACAATATTATTCTTTTTATAACTTGGTTTATTCGGTGTTATAAATTGTTTTTGTTGATTAATCCATTTGTGATACATGGAATGAGATTTATAATTAACATTTTCTATATTAAGTAAATCCGTTTTGATTTTGCGTAGCTGATTACATAAATTATTTACTCTTTGTTCCTTTGCTTTTTGTGTAATATTGAGCTTTCTTATTCTATTAACAATAAACTTCTTTTTCCAAACAACATTTACATATCTTTCAACATACTCTACATAATGTAATTTAATATTGTTCTCATACATAGTAAGAATATCAATAGTTAGATAATCTAAAATGGTATTCATATGAGTATAATCTAAATTTTCATTTTGAATAAGCGGTTTAAAATCTGTTTTGTAAAACGCCGTGAGTTTTTCTTTGAGTTCTTTAATTTCTTGTTTTGGTGGTCTTCCAGATGCTTTTTCATTACACAATATTTTCATACATGAATTAATAAACTCATCATTTATAATTGGTAATTTATTATGCTTATCATAGTGATCCAATAAAAAAAGTTTCATAAACATCATTGTTTGAATAACAATTTTATTACACTTGATTACGGCATTTGTAATTTTAGGTAAATTAATGTCAGGATGTTTCAATACACTTTTTAAGGATGTTTTAATTCCTTTAAAAAAGTCGGTTGGTGGATTTACTTCTTTTTCCATCCTTATACTATTCCTAAAGATTTTATTTTAAGTAGTTTTCCAATAAATTAATAATTATTAAAAAAATTGAATTAAAAATTATAAATTATATTATAACAAATAAATCAAAATGGAACATTCAATACTTGATTTGAATAGAGAAATTGTATTAAATGATTATCAGAGTGCTACAAAAAAAAATAAGGAATTATTTATTACTGGTGATGTAAAAGCAAGTAGTGAATATATATTTGCTAATCAAAAAGAAGATGCTACCATAATATGTAATAAATTTTACGAAACGCCTATAAGAGTTATTAGTATTGTAAAGAGAACAAAAGTAGGTATGGATGGTCTTATGATTGAAATAGCAAAAAATATGACTACACATCCTGATAATGATTTTGTTCTACATAGAAATAATATATTCTTTATTACTGCGATGAGTAATATATCTTGGGAGGATGATATGAAAGATAAAATACCATCATGTTTCAAAGATAATGTATATCATCATGGTAAATTACAAAGATTAAAAACTAAATTAAGAAACATAAAAAACGCTATAATAATAAATGATGAAATTGATAGTGGTGATAAAGAGGATCAAAAATTACATCTAATATTGAAGGAAAGTGGTATATTAGATATGAAATATATGGAAGAAAATAATATTCGGTTTGTATTTGTTTCTGCTACAATGATAAATGAGTTGCGAGATTTATACAAATGGGGAAATAAACATTATACGCACTATATGACTATACCAGATATTTATATAGGACATAAAGAGTTTTTAGAACTTGGCATTATTCAAGAATATTATCCAATTAATGATGATGAAACCGCTGAAAAATGGGTTAAGGAAGATATTTTACAGAATTATGGTTTAGATTATAGGGTTCATATTGTTAGAACTGATGAAAAAAATAAAGATTTTATATTTAATGCTTGTATAAGAAATAATATAGATTTTAAAAATCATACATCAGACGACAGAATAAGTTATGAAGAACTATCAGATATATTTAACAATATATCAAACCATTTAGTTATAGCTGTTAAAGGATTTTATCGTCGTGCTAATTTAATACCGAATGAATGGAAAAAGAAAATAGGTGCTACACATGAAAGATATGTTAAAAAATACGATACAAACGTTCAAGTTCAAGGATTACCTGGTAGAATGAGTGGTTATTGGAAACAAGAATTATTAAACGGGCATAAAACTGGACCCCATAGAACATCAATAGATGCTATAAATGAATATGAAGAATTCTATAAAAATCCTTTTGGAAAAATAAAATATAGCACAACAGGTTCAAAAAAATTATTTGTAAATCCAAAACATATTCAAAATTTAGAAATTATGAACCAAGTTGAAGTAAAAGTAGATGAAAATAAATATCGTGTATATGATAATGAAATAGTAGTAAAAAATGTATGTAAAATACTTGGTTATGATTATAGAGCAACTAAAAATAATTCAGAAGGGTTCAAGGAAACATCATTAAATCGTAAAAAAGAAGTAGTTTCTTTAACAAGAGCAATTTCTAAAATACCAAGTGCTTATGCTAATCATGGAGATGTTATAACTTGGAGAACATACTTTCCTTGTTATGTAGATATTACAAATAATGAAACATTAAGATTTGTAGTAATAATCAGACCTGAAACTGATATAAATAAAGTTAAAAATGAAATAGATAATCTTTATCCATCAGTTCAAATTTAATTTTGTAAAAATATATTTTTGAGTTCTTAAATATTTATTTTCTTTTTCATTAAAAAATCTATATTCTTTACTTTCTAAATTATATTTTTTATTTGTCAAATGCTTTATTATTGACAACCAAGGTCTTTTAATTTTACTTGGTTCTCCAACAGCTTTAATTCCATTAAAACTATAATATTTTCTTATTTCAGGAATAAGTTCCATTATTTGTTTTTGTTTATCATATTCATTATCTAAATCACATAAATTAATTATATTATTATTTTCTAAATTCAATATCTTAATTATTTTATCTACAATTTCTTCCTGTTCTTTTTTATACAACTCACTTTTAAGACGCATTACAATATACTTAAATAATAAATAAATTTTAAGTATATTATTTATAAACTTTTAATTTTCTTCTTCTTGTTGATGGTTTTCTGTTATAAATAATATGTTCTTTCGTTCCGTAAGCGTGTTGAAAATAATTTTTATAATTTTCAGGTTTTACCTTTTCAATTGATTTATTCACATTATTTTCTAATTGTTGGTAATTATCTACATTCCTGTTCTTTTTCATATAGGTTTTTATTTGATTAAAATATTCTTCTATGGCGTCCGTCTTAGGTGTATAAGGGATACAGAATAAATATGTATTGCCACTTTTAGTTATAGCATTTTTTATTAATTCGTTATTATGACTTCCAGCATTATCCAAAATAATAAGATGATCTTTGTAATTTGAGAATATATGTTTTTCTAAAAATTCCAATAATCTTTCTTTCGTCATACCACCTTTATCATATAATTCTTTTCCAACGCATTTTGTGTTGCTTATTGCTACAAGCAAAGTAAATTTACGAAATACAAATTGATTACTTGTTTTTATTACACAACGCCTACCTAAATTACATCTACTATAAGTTGGTTTCAAAGCAGAACCAACACTTGTTTCATCCAAACAAATAATTTTGTTAATATGAAATTGATTTATTTTACTATAAAATTTATTTAACTCGGTTTGTTTATTAATCGGTTTCTTGTATCTTTCGTTAGGAAAATGCTCGTGTCTTGTTCGTTTTCTTGTTTTATTATTATCCCTCACAATCTGTCCTAAATGTTGAGGTGTAATATCAAATGATGGATACTTCTTTTTTATATCAATAACCAATTCATTCATAGTAAGTTGTTCGTTTTGTTTCAATAATTCTAACGCAGTATTTACTTGTGGTTTAGTAATTTTATAAGATATTTGTTTTCTATTTATTCTCGTAAGATTTTTAGAAGTTTTGTATCTTTTTACCCAATCACGAAATGTGGATTTTTTACAATCAAATATTTTACAAGTTCGTTTGTATCCATCTCCTTTATCATTGTTTAAGTAATATTTAACCGCAGAATTTTTATAATCTTCTGTCTTATGTTTAGTCATCTATATTATTTTGAGAAAAAATAAAAAAATACATAAGGGTGCGGTTTTAAATCTTCAAGGGTGTAATTAGGTTTCTTTAATACAACCCTTTTTTGTTTTTTCTGGTATTTTTCCCATAAAAATCAAACATTGATTTCCGTGTTTTTTTATTTTTCTTTTTATTTGTTTTCTTCTTCTTAATATTCGTTTCTCTCTTTTCTTCCAATGGATTATTATTATTATCTTGGTCTGGTTTATAACTCAAAAACCATTCATCCAATTCTGCTTTATTTTTGGTTTGCTTTAATTCCCTATATTTCGCCGCCTTTTCAGCGCGCATTTCCTCTACTGATTCTTGGTGTCCGTAACATATTATACTAAACCGTTTTAACAATCCTTTTTGCTCTAGACGATTTTTTTGCTGTACTTCAAATAAAAATTTTGACATACATAATATTCTCTCTGAGAACTCATTATAATAAGGTCTTTCAACATACAAAAACGCCAAATAAAAACTCAACATGGTATCAATTGTTGCTATTTTCACCTTTTGCCCTTTCAAAAAAAGCACGTTATAACTGTGACACGCAATCGGTTTATATATAAACGCAATCGTATCCTTACCAACTTTGATTTCATAGTGTTCCGGTAAAATTTCGCCGGCCGGATCATGTTTTATAACTTTGCAATTGTTTACACCAATATCCTTTAACCGTTCTTTCACAATTTGTGCCGTTGTTTCAGGTTCATGAGAAAGCACATCAAAATCGGCAATTTTTTGTAAACGTCTTTGTAAATTTTTGGGCATATATTGTGAATAGAGAGAAATCGCAAAACCGCCAAAAAACACGACACCTTGGTTTATAAACGTATTTTTCACATTTTCGTAAATTTTGTCTTGGTTTTCCATATTCGACATATTTCTTTGAAATTCGACTTCATCACAATTTAGTGTGGTTAAGGGATAGTGTTTATTAAGAAGACTCAACCGTTTCAGCACTTTTTCCCATCGACTTATATCTCCGGCAGGACGTGACAATTCTAAATACATTGACATTCTGAGGAAATTTGGCGACGCATATAAAATGCCAGCAACCCGGATAGAATCCTTTTTCAAGGCCTTAAATATTTCCTTTGGGATTTGTGTAATATCGGCAACAGGTATGAAATTTACGTAAACTTTGTATGTTCCGTGATGTTGTCCTGCTTTTGCTTCCACTTCGGTAAATCCCTTTTTATAGTAAATATTTGCTAATTTTTTTGCGTTTTCTAAAGCGTCATAAGAGAAAAAATCGTAATCGGGTATTTCCACGTCTTTATTATAAAATTTGTCTTCTTCTGGTAAAATATTGTTAATCGCGGTTCCACCATAACATATTAAATCTTCCGTTTTTAGAAAATCTTCTACAAGATTGATTATTTTTTGAATATCTTCAGAATTGGCGATTCTTTTACCCATTTTTTCCTCTGCTTTATCCACAGCCATACGCAAAATTGCCATTTCACAATCACTAAAATTTAAATCTTTACATATTTTCTGCTTCATATATTAATATATTAATATATATAAATATAATATATTATTTTATATAATGGATAAGATTTATGTTGATGACTTTATACAAAAGTTTGTAAATGAACAACAAATCGGAAAAGTAGCGTATATTAAACGAATATCACATGATTTTAAAAAATTATATACACAATATCCAAATTTGACAATATTAAATAATTCTGGAAAAATTGAAATAGTTGTTTATGAAAACTGTGAAAAATATAGTTTTGTTTTAAATAACGCATATCCTTTTACACAACCCCAAATATACTATAATGATAAACCATATTTGGAATTATTAAAATTAAATTCTCTATATGAGAAAGATCTTGTAGTCAAATATAGAAAAAAGGATTGCTTATGTTGTGATTCTTATTATTGCAGTAATAATTGGTCGCCGGCCTTAAATTTAAATATTATTATCGACGAAATTAAAAATATTGTTCAATTTAAAAAAACCATGGTGGAAATATTATTAGCAGACAAAATAAAAGAAAAATATTTAATTGATGACATTGACATCAAGTCATATTTAATATAAATTAATTAATTAAAATTTAAAATATTATACATTTTTATTTTGCTATACTTTTTTAAAGTATATATTATACATTTTTATTTTGCTATACTTTTTTAAAGTATATATTATACATTTTTATTTTGCTATACTTTTTTAAAGTATATATTATACATTTTTATTTTGCTATACTTTTTTAAAGTATATACATTTTTATTTTGCTATACTTTTTTAAAGTATATACATTTTTATTTTGCTATACTTTTTTAAAGTATATATTATACATTATTATAACCCTAAACTTAAAATTACATCGTTCTTCATTTTCTTCATTTTACTAAGAGACATCCTATTTGCCGCAGATTTTGGGACATATTTATCGTTAATAATCTCGATATGTCTACCAACTGGTCTAAAGTGGGTTCCATCTACTATATCGCAAATGCGAATCTTATTGTCGTCTTGATATTCTTTCCAATACAACCCAGTATTAATCGCGTATTCAACATCAGAAGTAATACGCGCGAGAATGCATTCTTTCTTGCCTTTAAATGGTATAAGAACTATATCACCTACACGCATTTCTTCTACAAATTTTCGGTCTTGACCACAAGATGTTCTTCTTGAAATGTCTGTTACATTTTCATTATAAATACCGTCTATAACATTTTGTCTTGGTATTCCCCAACCGCCCCAAGGGCAAGTCACTATTTTTTGACTTGTAATTATTTTTTTCATATCTGTTTGATTTGTGATTTCGCCATAATTTTGGCGAAGAACCCAAAAGTTGATGCGTGATACCATTTTTAAAATCTTATTATAGTATTCAAAGATATGGTTAGTTAAATTATTAAATACTTTTACAAGATTATTATTATTTGTTTTCAATTTTTTAAAAAAAAATATAAAAATTGAAATACCTAAAAAATGTTTAATTCTTTATTCTTGATTTTTCCAAACTTTCAGCATTTTAGACGCCCATTCTGGTAGTTCATCTGGTTTTATTTCGCTAAACCGGTCTATTAAGGATTCTTGAACCTCTTGCCAACTAGTAATCCTAATTTCTGTGTGGTTATGTATTGAAACTATAATAATCGCTGCTAACAGTGCGTGTTGCGTAACTATAATCCGGATTTTGCGGGGTAGGGTCTGGTATTGTTACTGGTACATAACGCAGCGCCAACGGTTTCAAAGCAAACGCATAACCTGCGCGATCAAAAAATAGCGCGTTTTCTTCCAGATAATTATCAACAAATTGGTAACGCATTGCTACCATTTGACAACCATATGTTCTACATAAAAGACCACTCGGGTTTGGGGGATTAGAACCTTTGTCTGGAAACACAATTGTCATATTTTTCCTATTGTATGATGTTAGTTCATTAATATCTGGATTATTTTTTACATCATAATAATTATATTCTCTCATAAATACTGAATTACTTGTTAAATTAACATATTCTAGAAAATCGATGTTTTCTAAAAAGGCGTTATTTTTTTTTTCTACAACCAAAATAATTTTGTTTTGAAATTGTAATAATGGTGTGATTCCTAAATTGACACCGTTACTTTCAAAACTGTAATCTTTACCTAGCATCATTGAATCATATGATTTAAAAATTTCCGCCATTTTTGTATATATATTTTGATTATTGCTTTTAATACGTAAATGAATTATAATTGGGTCTGTAGGGTTTGGACAAGTTCCACCTGAAAAAGCGTAACTATTAATTGTATTCATTACATCGGCAAAATTGACTGAATTAAAGGTTTCTTTAACATAATAACTATCTTGGGTGCTTGTCGCCACAACCGGGTTATTGTCAAGAGAATATATTTCAAAGTCTAAACAACGTACGCCTTGTTTTATAACTGCTTTTAAATTGCACGTGCTGACAAAATCGTTTTTGTAAGAACCGCCCGAACAAGCGTTATAAGCAGTTTTTACATAATAATCATAGAAACATCCAGAGCAATCACTATCATTTGATGAAATCGGTTTTATATTTCCGGCAACCGAAGGATATAAAGTATTCATATAATCACACTCCTTACTCTCTAGTTTAGTTAAATAAATAATATAAAGTATTATAAATATTATCATGACGAAAATTGTTATGACAATTATATATGATACAAATGACTCATCCATTTGTTTTATTTTGCTTAAATAATCGGTAGGATTTATTGGTGATGACATTAATCTAATATATTAATGCTATTTTTATTTTTTAAAATTTTAATATATTATTTAATCAAATTAGTTAAATAATATTTATAAGTATATATTATACATAGCATGGGCGGAGGATTATTAAACCTTGTTTCAGAAGGACAGCAAAATATTATATTAAATGGAAACCCAGAGAAGACCTTTTGGAAAACAACTTATAAAAAATATACAAACTTTGGAATGCAAAAATTCAGATTGGATTACGAAGGAACGCCAACATTAAATTTAACAACGGAATCAACATTTGTATTTAAGGTTAAACGTTATGCGGATTTATTAATGGATTGTTATGTTTCGATTGCTTTGCCGACAATTTGGAGTCCGATTTTTCCTCCTCAAACAGTAGTTCAACCAGACGGAACCACAATATATACCGATTGGGCGCCATATGAATTCAAATGGATAGATAATATTGGCGCTTTAATGATTGATAGAATCACAATTACTTGCGGCAATCAAAAATTACAAGAATATTCAGGACGTTACATATTGTCGTCTGTTCAAAGAGATTTTTCTGGTAGTAAACGAGCGTTATTTGATGAAATGACTGGCAATATATCTGAATTGAATGATCCTGGAAATGCGGGGGCGCACGTGAATACATACCCAAACGCCTTTTACACTTCTAATCCAGCAGGTGCTCAACCTTCTATTATGGGAAGGACGTTATATATTCCTTTGGGATCATGGTTTACATTAAACACTCAAAATGCGTTCCCTTTGATAGCGTTACAATATAATGAATTACAAATAAGTATCACATTTAAACCAATTAATCAACTATTCCGAATTCGCGATGTAATGGATTATACAAATAATTTCCCTTATGTAGCGCCGAATTTTAATCAATATTATATGCAGTTTTATAGATTTTTACAAACGCCGCCTGATGAAACATTAGGTCCAACATCTTATGTTGATACAAGAACAAATTGGAATGCTGATATAAATTTAATGTGTACTTATTGTTTTCTCTCTAATGATGAAGCAAACTTATTTGCTAAGAATGAACAGAAATATTTGATAAAACAAATATATGAAAAAACATACTATAATGTTACAGGTCAAAATAAGATACAATTAGATTCGATTGGTATGATTATCAGTTGGATGTTTTATTTTCAAAGGAGTGACGCTAATTTGAGGAATGAATGGTCGAATTACACAAATTGGCCATATAACTACAAACCGATAGACACTATTCCGGCACCGGCTGATGGGGATTTTAAAAACCCAGACACTTCTGGACCGGCGCCATTATTAATAGGACCAGGCACAAATCCAGATGGCACATTATCCGGATTATCAATTACCAGTGTTTATAATCAGCAAAATTTGAAGAATATTTTGATATCGCTTGGTATTTTAGTAGACGGACAATATAGAGAAAATATGTTGCCTGTTGGCGTGTACAATTATATTGAAAAATACACAAGAACTGCTGGATTTGCTCCAAGTGGTTTATATTGTTATAATTTTTGTTTAGATACGTCTCCATATTCATTACAACCATCTGGCGCGATGAATATGAGTAGATTCACAAATGTGGAATTTGAGTTTGTGACAATACAACCACCTGTAGACCCATACGCCCAAGTGTTGACAATTTGCAATCCAAATACGGGGGAAATAATTGGTGTCAATAAACCGTCGTGGCGCATTTATGAGTATAATTATGATTTATATGTTATAGAAGAAAGAGTAAATATGGTAATATTTGTTGGTGGCAATGCGGGATTGTTATACGCTACCTAGGTTATACGCTACCTCATAATTAAATAGAGATTATACGCTACCTCATAATTAAATAGAGATTATACGCTACTTAAGAAAATGGAATTATTGAATTATTTTTATATAGTGAAAATTAAATAAAATTATTTATTTAAACCATTTAACCTTTAAAAAATGTTTAAACCGAATACAATTGGTTCGATGTGGAACCATCGGGACCCGGGGTCGAAGTAAGGGGAGAATCGGTAACAATGCATTTGATCAAATATGTTCTCTCATCAATGTTTACAGAACGAGGACCCACCAATAACGATTGGTTAGCAGGTGAAGTAATTGTAATAGGGAAATACAATTTATCACCAGCAACAAATGGCATCTTATACCAGTTACCAGAAGCATCAGAATCAAAAGCAGCACCTGTAAGATCGAGTCTTTGAGGATCGTTTTGCATGATTTGTCTCAATATTTTCTTACTGGGATTGGCAGTGGTATCGAGAGTGCCGGCAATTATGGTGCCAGGACCATCAGGACTTGTAACATTCATTGTGACCTTAAAATCGGATCGGTCACGAGCAATGGCACCGGGTGTCTCACCAGTTAAAGCGGAGAGTCTGGCATTCAAAGCAACTTTGCAACGTACATCAACGGACATCAAGACCTCTGTTTCATTGGCAAACAAATCAACACCCTTGGTTGTATTGAATAATTTCAAAGCAAGGTATCTCAAATAATCTTGAGGAAGGTAACGTCTGTTCAAGTTGTAAGGGTTTGTGTTGGGTTCAGTTGCGGTAACAATGGCACCGGAAACAAAGAGAGATGACAAGGGAGCATTGGAAGAATCAGCAGCGTTGTAATAAACTCTGTAAAGGATATCATTGGCGGAAACATCAGTCATATCAATAGAATCAGTCCAGTATTGGAATAACTCTTGAACAACCGTTTTAGAAACGAGAATTTCTGCTTTGTTGGGGAAGTTTCCAGAAACATCAGGAGTGGCAGCAGCATCGAAATACGCGGCAGTAACACCGGTGGCATTGCAACTAAAGTCTTCTACTAGGTAGAAATCTTGGGGAGCATAAATGGGAGCAGGAGGAGTAGGAGCAGGAGGAGTAGGAGCAGGAGGAGTAGGAGCAGATATTTCAACCGTAACATTAGTAGCAGCATAAAGTGTAGATTTTAACCCGGCAGTTAGACCTAATCTTGTAGCAAGAAGAGAAGACATCACAATTGTAAAATTAGAAAGACCTTCGAATGGGTTATATAACGCTGTAATTGTATCCGGAAGCGTGATTCTTGACATCATAGTCGCGGAATCAACCCTAAATGCAGAACCTGTAAGAGTTGTAACAGTATAAGTAACTCCACCAATAACAATAGTAGACTCAATTACTATATCACCATTAGTTTGAGAAAGGTCAATCCACATTTCACCTGCAGGGATACCGGTACCGTACACGTAGAGTACGTTCAAAGGGGCCATAATAAGAGGACGGCATTTTATAATATAACTAAATATTATTATTCTTCCAAATAATATAATTTTCTAAATATAATTCTTACAAATTCCAAAACTTCGCCGGTGCCAAATTGTAATACCGTGTTCTTTTATCCCGTCCATGTGTCTTTTAGCGCCATATCCTTTGTTCGAATCGATCCCATAATATTCAGAAAGCGTCGGATTTTCCTCACACAAATCATCAATATACTTATCTCTTTCCACTTTCGCTAAAATAGACGCAGCAGCAATTGCCGTAAATTTATTATCACCGCCTTCAATGGTGGTATAGGGTATAGTTTCTATTTTAGACGTTGTTTTATTCAAAATGGTAACAGGGTTAAAATAATTACCATCAATTAACAATTCAACACGGTAATCAGTCGCATTTATTTCTTTCATTTTCCCGACGATTTGCTTTCTGGTTTCCAGAATACAAGTGTGCATTGAACGCTGTGTAGCCTGTAAAATATTGATCTCATCAATCACCTTTTCGTCTTCAAAACTTACATACCAAGCAATCGCATTTTGCTTAATATATTCGGCAACCTCCTCAATCTTCTTTTTAGAATGAAATTTTTTACTATCTTTGACACACGAATGGTCAAAAGTATCATCTTTAGGTAAAACGACTGCCGCGGTATAAACACGCCCGAAAAGCGGTCCTCTTCCTGCTTCATCTACCCCAATTTCAAATATATTAGTATCTGCTTTATAAAATTTATGTAATGGTTGTTGTATTTGTCTAGGTTTTTTTACTTTCTTTACAACTTCGTCTGATACAACTTCTTCAGTATCATCATCAATAATACTTGCACTCACGTAATCGGGTTTCATAATGTCTATAATATATTTACTAATAATTATATTTAATATTTTTAATTCAATTTTAAATATAAACTTTTTTCACTATATAAATTATACAATGAACGATGCATTATTTCTTTTCTTGATTTTATTATTAGGATTGCTTTTATGTTCCTTTTTAGGAGGTAATTGTGGTAAAGAAGCGTTCGAGACTAAAAATTCTAATAACGTTATCAAAAACAACGCAACTGGAACAGGCAAACCAATGTCTACTAATTTTGATAATTATAATCACTTTAATGGCAGTTCAACATCAACTCAATTACAAAATGGTGCGACATTTACCGGTAAAAATGGAGGTAGTGTAGTAGTATCTGTGAATAGCGATGGACAAGCATCATTACAAGTTAAATTATCTAGTGATGGAAATGTTATGACATTCACACCAAAAACTACAACTAGTCCATCGTCGATTGACAATACAACTACAGAAAGTTATACAAATTATTATGGTCAACATGGTTCAGCATCCACATTTTATGGTCCAAATGGTGAAACTGCTACAGTTATATACACGGATAGTGGACAGCAAGCAGTGAATATTCAAACGTCTTCGGGTAGTTATACATTTACGCAATCCGGAAGTGTTTATAATCCAAATAATATGTCATCGACGCAATATTATGGAAGCACAGGTTCTGTAACCGGACCTTATGGAAATACAGCATACTACGCTCAGGGACCAAATGGTAATACAGTTGCTGGCACTACTGACGCTACTTCGACAAATACTTATAATCCTTATTATAATAGCACATCATCTACGCAATATTATGGACCCTATGGTGGCAGTGCGGGTGCGGCAACTGGACCCTATGGAAACACAGCATACTACGCTCAAACACCTTCAGGAACTACAGCAACTGGGACTACTTCAGGAACTAGTTCAGGAACTACTCAATATTACGGACCCTATGGTGGTAGCGCGGGCGCGGCAACTGGACCCTATGGAAACACAGCATATTACGCTCAAACACCTTCTGGAACTACTGCAACTGGGACAACAACAGGATCTAGTAGCGATTATTACAGTTCACTTCCACCCGGCATTCCAGCAAATCAAATCCCATCAGGTCAAGAAGATTTGTATATTTTGAAATCACAAGTTGTTCCGCCGGTATGCCCAGCGTGTCCAGGATATAATCAATCGTCAAGTAGTAGCAATAATGACCCGGATAGTGCGCCAAAATGCCCACCTTGTCCAGCGTGTGCTAGGTGCCCAGAACCATCATTTGACTGTAAAAAGGTGCCAAATTATAACGCTATCAATGATAATTATTTACCACAACCAGTCATCAGTGATTTTAGTTCGTTTGGGATGTAATCCACTTTTTCCACTTTTCTTACGAAGTTGTAAAAAGTGGAGCAAAAGCAAAAGCAAAAACCTTAACCTAAATATTTAGATATGTAAAACAATTTATCTAAATATTATTTAACGCCTTTTCTTTGACGCGTTTTTTCTATATTTGCGGCGTCTGGATTTACCACCACCAACCCTACTCTCACGATCATCATAATTAAGATAGGCTTCTTGCGCTGCCAAACTTTCTTTATTATTATTATACATGCTATAACCCATATATACTAGTGCTAATCCTGCTATACTTCCAAAAACTGGCGCTATCCAACTATTACTCATTATTATATAATATAGATATTAAAAAATCTTTCTATAATACTTTTTGCTATACTTTTTTAAAAAAAGTATATTTAGTCGCGCGTCTTAATACACTTCTTATCCATTTGAAATGTTGCGCTCTTGTCTTCTTGCGGAACAATATTAATAACGCATTTAGATTTCTTACCATACAACGGTTCAGTACAACCTTTTTCTTTCATTTTCTTGCTCCCAGTCTGTTTAAAGTTAAACACTCTAGGTTTCTCATCCGTGCACCTTGACCTAAAATGTTCATATCTTTCTCTCACATCGCAATAAGTAAGATTGGATTTTTTATTTAACATTCGATTAATCGTTTCGTGTAGTTCATAAATATAACGCGAAAACGTTTCCCGACTCGCCATATGACACATTTGAAGCGGTTTTTTCTTAAAATTATTAGTCAAATTCATTCGGCAATATTTACAAGGTAATACGTATTGAAGATTTTTCACATAATCCATATAGTGCTTTTTGTCTTCCGGGGTGGGTTTCACAGGATAATTAAAACTCATCGTGTGTAAAAAATGCCATTGTGCCGGCCCCCAAACTGAAACCAGCATACCATCCCCTGAAATATAATCTTTTTTTGTAAATACACGTTTTTTGGTTCTATTATGTGTATTTCTATTTTTACGTGTTTGTGTCATTATTATATTATAGTTATAAAAAAATAATATAATATAAAATATATGGATTTAGATGCACCTTTTAACTTAATAATATTTACCGATTCAACAAAAAAAATATGCACGTGTTCGGCAATCTCAATATTCTTAATTATTCTATTTATTATAAGTCCATTAAGCAATTTCTTTATTACCTCAACACTAATGAAAATAGTGATCCTAATAATTTTGGCGTATACGATTTACTTAAATATAATTCAAACAAACTACTTAAAGACCGCTACAAGAGTCGCAAATACGGAAATAGTAATGTCGCAACTGAATACAAATATAATGTGTAGTTATATTTTTACTTTATTTTTAGGATTATTAGGTATTTTTATTGTAAAAAGTTTAATAGTCTAGAGTTTAGCCAAAGTTTTAACACTCATTATTTTGGCGTAATACAACTTATCATTCTTAAAGTCGTATCTATTGATTTCGATGATTTTGCCATCGTTGGTTCGAAATAACATTTTAGTTTAAAACCATAATAAATCTTTATATTGTATTCGTTAAAACATAATGTAAATTTCTTCTTAAATATATATAAATGTCAGGACGATATGGTTTTGGTTCAAGTTTCCCAACAGGAGGCGATGGAAGTATTTCATCAAAAATAAAAGATAATTGGGTTATTATTGTAGTAGCTATTAGTTTTATTGGTGTAGCTATATATTGTTATTATTATTACGCTAGTAAACCAACAACAGATTACCACGCCAACGGTGAGCATATCAAAGGTTCTACTCAAAACAGCAAAGAAGCGGAACTGTTACTATTTTATGTAGACTGGTGTCCTCATTGTAAAACCGCGAAACCGGTATGGAACGATATGAGGAGCGAATACGAAAATAAGACGATAAATGGTTACAAGGTGATTTTTACGGAAGTGAATTGCACAGAGGAAACAGCTGAAGTTGAGCAAATGATGAACAAATATAATATTGAAGGTTTCCCAACGATTAAATTATTGAAGGATGGACAAGTTATAGAATATGACGCAAAACCATCCAAAGAAACATTGACTCAATTTTTAAACACAGTCCTTTAAGTTTATCCTAGAGAGAAAATCTTTAGCGTCTTCAATCCCAAGATTAAACAATGTTTTACGAACATCTACACTATTAAGGGAATTTTTTAGCATTTCAACACTCATTCTGTCGGCGTTACATAAGAACTCATATTTAATAACCGGTTGTAAACTGTCTGTGTTTAAACTGTAAATAACCTTAAATAAAAAACACATTAAAAAATCCAATAATGTAGACTCAGAATTAATATGACTTTTTGATTCATTGTCATATTTATTTTTAAATCCCAATATTTCGTCTGGATTTTTTCCGGCGTCAATGCAGTATTTCAATGGATAGTTACATACAATTCCGCCATCAATAAAAAATTTGTCGTCGATTGTAACAGGTGTTAATAAAATAGGTAAACAACACGTCATTTGAATTGCGGTTAAGAGATTTAATTTTGGATGTGTTAAATATGATATATCTTCTACTTTAAATTCATTTACCTCAAATGTAAAGAAATGTAGTTCAATATTGGAATATTTGTAAAAATCCTCCAATGTTATTTCCATGGAAATATCTTTGGCGTCAAACAATGGTTTAAAGCATTTCTCGATGGTTTTTAAATCGAAAATGCCTTTTTTGCTATAAGTTTCGAGTATTTTCTCTACTTTAATTTTAAATACATCTCGCCACGGTCGTTTAATAATGTAATCATTAATGGTTTCCCAGTCATATGTATGTTTTAAACAAATTAATACGCCGACAATGGCTCCAGCAGATGTCCCATAAATGCTTTCGATATTTTTCAAATCGATAAATTTGTTATCATCTAAGTGCTGTATTGCTCCTAATAATTGTATCATTATAGGACCACCTCCTGATAAAACTAAATGTTTAATAGTCATTGTATTATTTAATACATTTATTTTAATAACTTTTTTTCTAAAATGTTATTAAATGGCGAATATATTTACTCTAGAAAATATAACTGATTTTTCGGAAAAGTTGAACATTGATGATTTATATGAGAAAAAACGTCAGCATGATTTGACACAATTGGCGTTGTTTAATAAGATTTTAAATCGTATTCACGTAAGAATTAAAACAATTTCTCGTCAAAGCAAGGATGAGCAATTTTGCTGGTTTGTGGTTCCTGAGATGATTATTGGTGTGCCAAAATATGACCAAGCAGCGTGTATCGCTTATTTAATTGATAAACTAAAGACAAACGGTTTCAATGTGCGTTACACACATCCGAATGCACTGTTTATTTCGTGGATGCACTGGGTGCCGTCCTATGTTAGGTCCGAATTGAAAAAGAAAACGGGCATTGTAGTTAATGAATATGGGCAAAAAGTGGAAGATGAAGGTGAAGATAATAATAAAATAAGTCTGGAACCGAAAGATCCAAATGATTTTATGTTTAATGTGAAAAATCAAGATCCGAACCAAAAAGGTAAAGCACCAAAGAAAGAATACACACCAATTAAATCGTATAAGCCATCAGGTAATCTGGTGTACGATGTTGATTTATTGAATAAAATTGAAGGTAAGTTTGGTTAACTCTATGCTATGCTTATCCATTTCACCGAAGGTTCTTAACCACTTTCTTTAAGTAGTTTCGCCCATTTATTATATAATGCATATTTTAGTGTTTTTCCAAGATTATTTTCCGAAAACGATTTTTGGACATTTATTTTTGTCCAATTTTGAAAAATGAAAATACTTTTAGAAATTCGAAATACACTATATTTGCATTTTTAATTTGTGACCATAAAAAAAATTAGCGTCTCATACCTGAAAAAAGTTTTTCAAATTTGTGACGATAATTTTTTTTTAAAAATATATATTTTGCGAATAAATATTTAGGAATTTATTATATTAGTATAATATACTAATGGATACTAATGAAAAAAACCCCAAAAAACCCATCAATTATTCTTGTGAAATTTGTGACTTTAATACAAGTAACAAAAAAGATTTCAACCGGCACAAACTAACAGACAAACACTTATTACTAACAAATCCTAATGAAAAAACCCAAAAAAACCCCTTATTTATCTGTAATTGTGGAAAATCATATAAACACTCATCCTCATTATGTTTACATAAGAAAAAGTGTATTGTAGTTACTAATGATGATTCACAAGGGCAAACTATTGAGAAAAAGGATGAGATAATAAACATTCTTTTGAAAGAAAACCAAGATTTCAAAAACTTAATTCTAGAAATTATAAAGAAGGATACAATAACAAATAATAATAATAATATAAACAATATAAATTCACATAATAAATCATTTAATTTAAATTTCTTTTTAAATGAAACTTGTAAAGATGCGATGAATATTATGGATTTTGTGAATTCTCTCAAAATAGAATTATCAGATTTAGAAAATGTTGGAAACGTTGGTTATGTAAATGGAATCTCAAGTATAATTGTAAAGAATCTTAATTTGCTTGATGAGACAAAAAGACCGGTTCATTGTGCGGATACAAAAAGGGAAGTAATGTATGTTAAGGATGATAATAAATGGGAAAAGGATACTGAAAATAAGTCACAAATGAGAAAAATAATAAAACACGCGACACATAAAAATTCCAAATTATTAAAAGAGTATAAAGACAAGTATCCAGGATGTGAAAAAAGCGAATCAAAATATTCCTACGCTTACGATAAACTCATTGTTGAAACATTTGGTGGCAAAGGCGATGATGAAATTGGAAAAGAGAATAAAATCATCCGGAACATTGCAAAAAATGTGATAATAAATAAGGATAACCTTTAACCATCGTTTCTTAACCAGAGTTTCTTTAAGTTGTTTCGCCCATTTATTATATAATGCATATTTTAGTGTTTTTCCAAGATTATTTTCGAAAATCGATTTTTGGACATTTATTTTTGTCCAATTTTGAAAAATGAAAATACTTTTAGAAATTCGAAATACACTATATTTGCATTTTTAATTTGTGACCATAATTTTTTTTAGCGTCTCATCGTTGAAAAAAGTTTTTCAAAATTGTGATGATAAACTTTTTTTTGTGAAACTGTAAAAATATATTAAATAAATTAAAAAACTTAAAATTATAATATTTAAGCAATATATATCAATGTTTAGCAATGAAAACCAGCAAAATTCCAGCACGTGTTATTCTTGTGAAAAATGTAACTATATAACCGTAAGAAAGTTTAACTATGAAGAACATTTATTAACATCAAAACATCAAAAATCAATGACAATCAATGAAAATCCAGTAATTCCAGTAAAATCCAGCAACCACAATTTTCACTGCCAAATATGTAACAAAGTATATAAGGATAATTCAGGATTATGGCGACATAAGAAAAAGTGTATTGCAGTTACTAATGATGATTCACAAGACCAAACTATTGAGAAGAAGGATGAGATAATAAACATTCTTTTGAAAGAAAACCAAGATTTCAAAAACTTAATTCTAGAAATTATAAAGAAGGATACCATCACAAATAATAATAATAATAATAATATAAACAACATAAATTCACATAATAAATCATTTAATTTAAATTTCTTTTTAAATGAAACTTGTAAAGACGCAATGAATATTATGGATTTTGTGAATTCTCTCAAAATAGAATTATCCGATTTGGAAAATGTAGGAAATGTTGGTTACGTAAATGGAATCTCGAGTATAATTGTAAAGAACCTTAATTTACTAGATGAGACAAAAAGACCGGTTCATTGTGCGGATACAAAAAGGGAAGTAATGTATGTTAAGGATGATAATAAATGGGAAAAAGACAATGAAAATAAGTCACAAATGAGAAAAATAATAAAACACGCGACACATAAGAATTCCAAATTATTAAAGGAGTATAAGGCCAAGTATCCAGGGTGCGAAAAAAGCGAATCAAAGTATTCTTACGCTTATGATAAACTCATCGTTGAAACATTTGGTGGCAAAGGCGATGATGAAATTGGAAAAGAGAACAAAATTATCAGAAACATAGCAAAAAATGTAACAATAAGTAAAGATAATTTTTAACCGCTCTGCTTTACCAAAGGTTCGCTCTGCTTTACCAAAGGTTCGCTCATTTGTATTTTATAATAATATAAAAATAAAATATATAATATATTATGCCAAAAACAGATATTGATTATTCAAATACAATTAAAAACTCAGATACTGTACAATTATTAGAAACACATAATAATAATAATAATAATAATAAACTAATGGAGTGTATTATTTGTTTGGAGTCCGATTCAGTTTCAACTAAAAATTTATTCTACTTTGTAAAAAATAATATATACATGTGTAATTGCAAATGTGTGGTTTACACACACAGACGATGTATGCAAATATGGCTAGAAAATTCACCAAAATGTCCAATCTGCCGATGCAACCTATATCAATTCAACACCATTCTTTTTTTTTGCAAAACCCTTTTCAAAAGTTGTGTTGTCGTTTTTTTAACTCTCATTTATATAATCAATATATCAAATGCGGTCAAAGAAGAGATTCAAAAAGAAGATTTTGATACCACATTTTGTAGATATATAAATAATACAACTGTAAATAATACAACTGTAAATAATACAACTGTAGAAATCATATAAACACTCATCCTCATTACCAATGATGATTCACAAGGACAAACTATTGAGAAAACCAAGATTTCAAATAATTAATTTTAAAATGTATACAGAAAGTGTCAATCGAAAAATAATTTAAAGATAATTTATTATTTATAGTAAAAATGGACGACGCCCCTAATTACAATAAAAAATTAAATGAATATACTTCAGAACTACCCGGTCGGATGTATATATTTGAGATCACAAAATTTTGCGGATATAGCACATTTGTATGCATGTATAAAGACGAAACATTGACCGACTTATATACCCGTGTATCGCACCATTTTTGCTGTAGAAACATCAAAGGGTTATACATAAAAAATGATTTGTATAGGCACGTAGTCAATAATTCAAATAATTCAATCAACAACACTACAAAAAACTGCTGTTGTTTTGATAAAAATATGTATATTCCAGTGCCGATTACTAGTGTTACAAGATTAAAAGAGTTTGTTTTTGAAAATGCTGCCAGAGAACCGCGCAATTTAGAACCAGTATATCCATTACCATCACCAGTTGTATATCGCATTTATTTAGATGACGGTCATTGTCATATTTGTTAAATAGTATAGTATAGTTTCGCAAAATAATTATAAATAAAATTAATATATAATTATTTTATATGAAAGCACATAATGAAGAAATAAAAAATAATAGTAAACGAAAGCAGAAAAATAATAATAAAAATAAAACAATCAAAAAACGTAATACCCTACATATAACAAGGTCAATCAATTTATCAAAAGGTCAAAGAGACATTGTGTGCAAAAATTTTTTTAACAAATATGATACATTTGAAGACAAAATAGAAGAAACGTTTAAGAAAAACAACATTGATTTTTTATCAACAAATTACAATTTAGAAAAACAATTATTGCGTGATTTTAAAGAAGCGTCAAAAAAATCAAATATAAATCCTCGAACCGATTTTTACTCGTATATTAATAATAAATGGTTAAAAGAATTTGAAGTTCAAGAAACCCAAAAATACATAGTTCAAGTCGATAATTTTAGAATTACCCAAGACAAGGTTTTTAGAGAACTTGTTGAAATTGTAAAAGGTTATATTAAACATAATAATACATCATTGGCAAAAAATATGAAAAAATATTTTCAATCACTTATGAAACAAAATACGCTTAAACAAGCGAACTATTACGCAACCTATTTTGTGAATAACGTGGATCAATTAAGAAAAGACAAAAGTAATTTATGGAATTTATTGGGTTTGATTAATTATAACGAAATTATTTCATGGAGTGCTCCATTTGTGTGGTCATTAAACCCAGATGATAAAAATCCGAAAATATATAGATGTTATGTTGACGGACCAAAATTATCGCTTGTAGACATTAATATTTATTTTGATTACAAAACAAATGAATACGCAAAAAAGTACAGAAATCGATTTTTAAAATATTCAGAAGAATTATTTACAATTACTTTTGGAGAAAAGCATGGTTACAAGGTTGAGGATATATTTGATTGTGAAATAAAAATAATAAATGCGTTTGATTGTACAAATATCAAAAATGAAGATCCGAATGGTTACAATATAGTTCATAAAAAAGAAGCGTTAGAAAAATATGGGTTTGATTGGGACAAATTTGCGACTGCGTTGGGTTTCAAGAAAACACCGGAAATTTTTATCACGTCGAACCTTAATTACATTTACTGTATGACAAAAATATTGCTAGAAGAATGGGACAATGAAAAATGGCGAACATATTTTGTTTTTTCGTATATTAAACAATTGCAAAGGTTTACTATAGAAGGTCGAAATAATTATCTTGATTTTGAAGGTGATTATGTCCGAGGACAAGAACAAATAATAGGTCTTGATTTATATGCGGTATACCCATTAGGTTTTGCGTTCAACACATTTTTAACAAACGAATATATTTCAAAGTATACAAATCAATCGGGTATAGATTATGTAAAAACAATGGCGAAAGATTTAAAAACCGTTTTTATACGGATTATCAAGAGAAATAAATGGATGCAACCAAAAACCAAGGAGAATGCTTTGAAAAAACTCGAGAATTTTAAGTTGACTGTAGGGTCACCCGAACTGTTACGCGCTGACCCATTATTAGACTATGTAAATAATGATTGCTGGGGTAATTTAACAAAGGTTGCTATGTGGCGACACGAGAATGCAGTCATTTTAGAAGGTAAAAATATTATAGACATACCAATTATTGACTGGTCAAATGCTCCGCCAAAATTTGTAGGAACCCAAGCATATATAGTAAATGCAATGTATACTCCTTCTGAAAATGGAATATATATACCTTTAGGATATATTCAAAAACCATTTGTAGATTTGGAAGAAAGAGGTATCGAATATAATTTAGCAAATATTGGTTTTACAATCGCGCACGAAATGTCACACGCTTTAGACGATTGGGGTAGCAAATATGATGAAACTGGTAGGTTAAACGAATGGTGGACAGAGAAAGACAAGCGTAAATTTAAGCAAATTCAAGACAATGTTATTAAGCAATACGAGGTTTTCGCGTCTTATGACGGAGTAAAATTTGACGCCGCACCAAGTATCGGTGAAGATTTAGCAGATATTTCTGGTTTAACAATTTGTCGCGAATATTTAAGAGATTTTCAACTTAAAAATGTGGATTCTTTACCAATTCAAAAACTGTCATTTGAAGCGTTCTTTATATACTTTGCTATTCAACAAAGGCAGAAATTAAGCGCGAAAGTTTTAGCGGCACAATTAAGGACAAATCCGCATCCTCCGGATAAATATAGGTGCAATGTTCCATTGTCAAGGTTGCCAATATTTAGGGCGATGTTTAATATTAAGAAGGGTGATAAAATGTGGTGGAATTCAACAAACCGGGTTTGGGAAGATTAAAGTAATTAATTAATTATAATAATTTATTTAGCAAAAATTAAATCCGGCGTTTATTTTTTTTGTACTCTATATATATATAAATGGCAATGTCTCGTCGTAATCGTTCTCGCTCCATGTCTCGCTCAAGATCCCGATCTGCTGCTCGTGGTCGAGCTGCTTCCAGGGCTGCTGGTCGCGCTGCTTCTCGTGCTGCTGCTGCTGGTCGCGCTGCTGCTGCTGCTGCTGCTAGGGCTGCTTCTGCTAGTCGCTCCGCTGCTCGTGGTCGATCCGCTGCTGCTGGTCGCGCTGCTTCTGCTGCTGCTTCTCGCGCTGCCGCTGCTTCCAGGGCGGCCTCTGCTGCCGCCTCTGCCGCTGCTTCCAGGGCTGCTTCCGCTGCTCGCGCTTAAATAAATTAAATATTTAATACATTCATAAATATTTAATATATATAAATATTATAATGACTACAAGACGTAATAAGATGTCAAAAAGAAAAACACGGAAACGAGGCGGAAATAGTAAAGGAAAAAAAATGTTAAAAAAAAATGGTTCTCTTCATAAAGGAAAGGAAAATATAAGAAGTCAAGCATTACTCAATGCGCGCAAATTATTTGGAAGTATTGGAAGAACATTATAAAAATAAATAAAAATAAATAAAAATATAATTTACACAAAATAAATTTTATTTTTATTAAAATGTCTCATCATCAGCGTAGTAATTCATTGTTTGATTCTTGTTTTGTATAGGAATAGCGGAAGGCGATGATAAATCCTTTTGAACACCAACTAAATCGGGTTTTAAATCGGGTTTTAAATCGGGTTTTAAATCGGGTTTTAAATCGGGTTTTGTTGCGTTTAAATCGGGTTTTGTTGCGTTTAAATCGGGTTTTGTTGCGTTTAAATCGGGGTTCGCCACAGTTTTAGGAACAATAGGTTCTTCTGGAGCAGTAATTAGTTCTTTAGTTTTTTTCTCTAAAGTGTCAATTTGTTTTTGTGTTGTTTCAAGAATTTTTGACTCTACAATTGCTTCATAAAGTTTCATACCTTTAACATAACTCAATTCACAATCAACGTATAGTTCAATAATTAATTTTCTAGTTTTTTCAACACTTTTCTGTAAAGTTTCTTCAGTTAATTTAGGATTAACTCGTATTTTTTGTTTTTTAGTATACGGGTCAATAACGTATGTAAATAATTCATTAATCACATCTAATAACTTTGATTGATTTTTTGCCGCGGTTTGTATCATTAATTGCGTATTTTTAGCGTATTCAACAAATAAGTCACTTTTCTTATTAATTGTATATTTATTTTTAAACAATGGTGCGTTACCTTGACAATATTTATGTTTATTATAATCTCTTAATTTTATGTCACTAAATTTAGTTATCTCTGGAGGCATATTATCATTTCCTGTAAAAGCAGTATAAAAGGTCTTTAAGTCCTTTTGGAATTGTTTTTTTGTTTCATCTGTCATTCCAGTAAATGTCCCATTTGAATAATCATATTTATCGTCTAAATATAATGTCATTAATTCTGTAATGCCAGGTTCATCATTTAGATTTTTAGTTGTTCCGTCTTTATTAGTGTTCATGTCACACATTTTAGGTTGCATTACAATGTCGTTTGTATCATTTTCGTTAGAACCGCCTATATGCTCATCCTCTATTACAGGGTTAGAAGGAAGCGCTGGGTTAGAAGGAAGCGCTGGGTTAGAAGGAAGCGCAGGATTAGAAGGAAGCGCCGGGTTAGAAGGAAGCGCCGTTTTACTCAAACCTCTTATTCTGTTGTCACAAATATTTAATTTATATAATTGTCTATTCACGCCCTTTGGTATTTTATCCTTTTCCATTAAACCGGTTTTAACTGTTTGTCCCGAAGAATCTTTATATTTATAAATAGGATTCACGGTCATAACTATTGCCGCAAATATATGCGCTATTTTTATATAAAATTTTGCTATACCAATGCACACACGTTTTTTTTTCAAATTTTTTTGACTATCATTTGATATATCTAAAGTCTCTAATTGATCTTTATTTACATAAATTACATTTTCCTTTGTTAAATTATTTACTTCCAGACCATTTTTTATTCTTTGTTCTAGATATGTAACATTCATATCATTAAAATACCGTTTAATAATGTCAGAGGTTATAACGACCAATTTGTCACAATATTCTTTTTCACAAAGTTTGCTTAAACTCTTAAAGTCCATTGTTAAAATGTAATATGTAGCAATATAATCTATAATATCATAAAAGTTATCAAATTCCTTTTCCGCTGATTTATTTGGATTAGATGAAGATGTTGAATTTCCCATAATATAATTAGTCTTTAAAAAAATATAATAAATAAAATTGAATTCAAATTTTCTTTTCTATAAGAAGAAAAATAAAGATGAACAATGAAAAAGGAAAAAACGATCGAAGTAAAAAGAGAAAACCTGATAATATAAATAAAGCCGAATTATGGAATATATTTGACTGTGAAATTGAAGGAGAAAAACCCAAACTGCCTTTAGAATGTATGTACAGGGCTTGTGGAAATAGAGAAATGTGCGAACGTTGTGAAACCATTTTGGCGTTTTCTGAAGAAGGTTTTTTAACATGTACAAATTCAAAATGTGGTATCATATATAAAGACATTGTTGACCAATCTGCTGAATGGCGATATTATGGCGCCGACGATAATCAAAATTCTGACCCTACACGGTGCGGTATGCCTATTAATCCTTTGTTAGAAGAATCTTCTTATGGTTGCAAAGTTTTATGTGTTGGAGCAATGTCATATGAAATGCGCAAAATCAGACGATATACAGAGTGGCAGTCGATGCCTTATAAAGAAAAATCGCAATATGACGAGTTTCAGATTATCACTACAATGGCGCAACACGCGGGAATACCAAAAATGATTATTGATGACGCGATTAGTTATCATAAAAAAATATCGGAATCGGATACCACATTCAGAGGCGATAATAGAGATGGTATTATAGCGGCGTCTATTTATATTTCGTGTAGAATCAATAATTTTCCCAGAACCGCGAAGGAGATTGCGAATATATTTCACTTGGACGTCACGAGTGCCACGAAGGGTTGTAAAAATGCGTTGGTTATTATAAATAATTTGGAGAAAGACATGGTGAATGGCGACAAAACAAATTTAGGTAAAACGAAACCGGAGGATTTTATTCAGCGGTTTTGTAGTAAGTTGAATATAAATAATGAATTAACTAAATTGTGCCAGTTTATTTCGATGAAAATAGAGAAAAACAATGTTATGCCGGAAAATACACCACATTCAATTGCGGCGGGAGTCGTATACTTTATTTCGCAGTTTTGTAAATTGAATATTAGTAAGAAAGACGTGAAAAATGTGAGTGAAATAAGCGAAGTCACAATTAATAAGTGTTTTAAGAAACTGGAGAAAATTCAGGAAGATTTGTTGCCGGCTATAATATTGAAAAAGTATGCGACTTTATAATATTAATTATATATAAATTATGTCTTCGGTATTAAAAGAAGGTTGGTTTGAGGCACGGGGCATTCATGCGAATACAAGTACTCAGTTTTTGCCTGTTCTTGAAATGATAGCAAACCCTAGAAGCGTAATTAGTGTTTTTTTTGATACAAGTCTAAAAAGTTGGGTATTATTATTACGTGTTGAACATGATAATAGTAACTATGTAAACCTTTTAGGTGTTGAACAAACCGAATTTTTATTAAAAATTTCGGTGATAACGAAAGAAAATGACCAACAACTAACACAGTATAACGTTATTACAAAAAAACAATCAGAATCATCACAATCTTTCACAGAAGAAGCAAAACGTCAACAAACTATTAGTATGGATTCTGCTCGTTATAATAGTGATGAAATATGTCCACCAGTAACATCATATGCTTTGTTTCTTTATCATCCAGCTACAGCAACTACTCCGGAGGTTACTGAGGCTACTGCTTTTTTAAGTATTTTGAAAAATAAAGTTATTAGTCAGCGCTCTAATCCAATGTCACAACACGAAGCACTAATGGCAGAAGATGTCAACAATGTTGTAGATTATTTAAGAATTTTAGTAATGAGACATAAATTTAAAGTTTTACCATTCGCTCCTGAGATTACTATCTTAGGTCTAGGCGTTATTGTAATGCCTAGAGAAGTAAACTCAATCACTATATCGGATTATATTAAGAATTTACATGGAGGTCCTATTTCATATAAGGTTCTCGCTCAACAGGCCGCAAGTGTTTTACAATTAGTAATAAAACAAAAAGTTATACCATTTGATTTACACAAAAAAAATCAACTAATTGATGATAAATTATCAGTAAAAATTATTGATTTTGGCAGATCTGTTGGTGTGAAACCAGGTGATGTTGGAGACGAAGATTTTTTAACAAATGAACAAAAAAAAGAGGTTTTTAATAAAATAATTGAATTACATGGATATGAACCACAATTAAATCATCTTGAAAGAACAGTTGATACTCGTGGACCTTATGATGCTACAAGTAGAGACCAAGCTAAAATTTGTGAAACTATTTTAGAGATATTATTATGGATAAGATCAATAGAACTTGCAGGTGTTAGTCGACGTTTTCATAGGATCAATCCAGATTCTAAAATGACTTTTATTGAGCAGATTGAACAAATGAACCCTGCAGATATGTGTCTCACTCTTTACGAGGCTTTTAAAATATTTAAATCTTCTATTGCCATAAATGATAACAGTTTAACACAACGTCAAATTGTAAGACTTATAGATAACGGTAGAATAATAGGTTTTGAAGGTGTAGAACCTTTTAGTTTTAGTTGTACCATTCCACAACAAATAGGAGAATTTAAAATGGAAACCACTGAACCAACAAATTCATCTGTTAGTTCTGCACAAGGTGGTCCTCGTAAGAGTCGTTACTTGGATTCTAGTAGTGATAGTGCAACTGTATTAGCAACTGTAGTAAATACGGGTTCATTATCGAAAAATGTTGGTGGTGTTCGGATGCGAAGTAAAAGCAAATCATATAGAAATACATCACCAAAATATGTAAAAAAACGGACAAAATACTTGACCTCTAAACGCAAACATAAATTTCGAAAAAATAAAACAAAACGGGTGGCTTTAAGAAAAACGAAAAATAAAAAACGAAGAAGAACATCGAAAAAATAATAATTTATTTTTAGTTATAAAATTAAAAATAAAACCTATTTACACATTATACATGTTTCATAACAGCGAAGTAAAGACTGAAGATAAAAAAGCGCCAAAACGTGTTTTTATTGTTCCCTATAGAAACCGGGTCCAACATAAGTTTTTTTTTAGCAAATACATGAGTTTTATTTTAGAAAATTGCAACGATTATGAAATCTATTTCTCTCATCAATGTGACGCGCGAACTTTTAACCGAGGTGCTGCAAAGAATATTGGTTTTTTAGCAATAAAGGACAAATACCCGAATGATTACAAAGATATTACATTTATTTTCAACGATGTTGACACTATTCCGTTTAATAAGATTTTCGAATACCAAACAACACCTGGTCTCGTAAAACATTATTACGGTTTCAAATACGCCCTAGGCGGAATCGTTGTGTTCAAAGGTGCGGATTTTGAAAAAATCAACGGATTCCCTTGTTTTTGGGGTTGGGGTATGGAAGACAACGCATTACAAAAACGATGTGACCATTATGGTCTAGCAGTGGATCGAAGTGTATTCTATGAAATTGGCAGTCCAGAAATATTGCAATTGTTTGACGGAATATCCAGAATTATTAGTAAGAAGGACCCGTGGAGAGGTGAAAATGACGACGGAGTAGATGGGTTAAGAACAATTCATCAATTAAAATATTCGATTGATGAAAAATCGGAAAATCCGAATGACAACATATTTGCGGTTCATAATGCGCGTATATTTTTCATAAATATATCGACGTTTTTGACACGTATTCCATTTGGTTCGGAAGAATATTATAATTATGATTTAAGAGAACCGAAAAGGAAAATTATAAATCCGGATAGAATTAGAGAAACTCATAAGACGGTTGTATCGACAAATGATTGGTCGAATATTCCTTATTATCCGACAAATAGAGAGAAACGAGAAAACGTGGCCAAATATCTAACTTCAATGGGGAAGCAAGTTCCTGAGACACTTATTAAGCAAATTGAAGAAGATAAAAAAAAGGAGATTAACGAAGACGTATTTAATAATTTTAAAGATGATAATTCGGAGAAAAAATACCAAGTCCAACAACAAATCCAGGGTTTTTTCCAACAAAATATCCAACAAACACAAGCAAATGTAATAATGAATCCAATTCGGCAGCAAATACCGCACAAATTTTCGCCACAATATGCGTCTTTTATAGGTGCGAAACCGCGGGCGCAAACGAGCGCTAAAATAGGTTTGGGTGGTGTTTATAAAAAATAATTTTGTTTGTTCTGTTAAACGCCTTTTGTTGTAATGTCTTCTACCTTACATATTTCTTCTTTAATTAAAAACGTCAATATGGATTTTTTATGGTCTCCTGTTAGTTTAATTACTTCTCCAAATTCTTCGCTATTTTCGATGCTTCCTGTACAATTAAATGTTTTTTTAAAATGTCGCAAAATTTTGGGCAAATCTAAATCATTTGCGAAACCGTATACAAATGTTTGTAGTTTTTTTCCGGTTCTATTGCTTACACTAATGGTTATTTTATTATTATCCATAATTTATATTTAATAATAATAAATTATTTTTATACTATTTTACAAAATGCAATTATTGTGAATATGTATGAAAATCCATAGATTGAATTGATAATTTTATATGTATTTGTTGTTCAAAAATTGAACTATTGTTTTTGGTACTATTTGCAAATAGTATATTTGAGGCGAATATTAATTTCATATCAGGGTCATACGAGACTTCGGGATGGGGTTCGGTTTCAATGGGTTCTATTATTGAGGAATGTTCCGTGGAAGGTTCTTCGGTTTTATAAGGTTTATATTTGTATTTTGGTTCTTCTACTTGAATGTTATGTTGAGAAACAAGTAAAACAGAATTGACGCACTTACAATCACACTTATAATTATGTGTTGATTTCAAAATAATGACAGCAGTCAATGGTATAAATATTACACCGACCAAAAAGAAAAATGAGACAAAACTGTAATTATTACTTATATATTTTATAACTATGTTTCAAGTAATTTATTAGATGTTCTTTCTTGATTTTATTTTCTAATATATCTTTTATTGTTGTGTCTATGTCTTCATACGTATTTGGACTTTCCTTTTTTATATAATGTTTCAATTGACTAAAGAACTCTTCAATACTATTTGTTTCAGGATGATATGGGACTGAATATAATAAATGATTGTGATTACTTTCTATTCTTTCTCTTATCATTTTTGATTTATGTATTACAGCATTATCCATTATAATTAAATAATTTTTGTAATTATCCTTGATAAATTCATCATAAAAATCTAATATATTTTGAGTTTTTAGTCCGCCAGTTATATCCTTATATAATTTCCAACCAACTACTTTATCAGCACAAATAGCACATAACATATTATACCGCTTAAATGGATATTTATTTGTTTTCTTTATCACTCGTGTTCCACTTCTACTACGACCATAAGAAGGTTTCATATTCAAATATATAGAAGTTTCATCTAAACAAATGGTTTGTTTATAATCATAAGTATTTAATTTTTCATAAAAGGTTTTCAGGTCACTTGCTTCTTGCCCTTCTCGTTTTTCAGGATAATATTTACTCCGTAATCGTTTTCTGGTAAGTTTATGTTTATGTAAAATATTATAAATGCTACTATCTGTCAAATGAATTTTAAATTTATCATTTACTAATTTAGAAAGTTCCCATAAAGTAGTTGTTGAATATTTACGAACATATTCTTTTACGAACTTTTCAATTTCAGGTGTTATTTTTAGGTTATGATTTTTGCGTGTTTTTCTATTGATATTTCCATTCTGTTTATATTTTTCTACCCATCTTGCTAATGATTGGAATTTACAATTGAATATTTCGCATGTATTACGCATATCTTCATTATGTTCTAAATAATATTTTACAGCAGTCTGTTTATAATCTTCTGTATGTTGTGGGTTCATAATAAATATATATAAAAATATTTAAAAATTATATAACATATAATATCAATATGGAAGAAATTGATATTATAAAGAAAGAAAACGAAGAATTGAAAAAAAAGAATGGTGATTTGGAAGAACGATTAAAAAAATATACTAATGGTGATAATCATAAACGATATTATGAAAAAAATAAAGAAAAAGTAATGGAACTTGGAGCTAATTATTTACAAAAATTAAAGGAAGAAAATCCAGAAAAATTAAAGGAATATAGACGCACTTATTACCTGAAGAAGAAAGAGAAAGATAAACAAGACAAATCCGAAAATATAAATATAAAATTGATATAAAATTATAGCGTCAATGTAGAGTAAATAATGATAAAACAAAAATATAATAATGAATATTTACAACAATTTTGTAAAGATAATAACATAGAATTAGTAGATGATTATAGTAAAGACAAAATAACAAGAGATAGTATTATTAGAGGAAAATGTAAAAGTGACGGATGTTGTGAGGTATTTGAAAAGAATTTTCGTCAAATTGTGGAGAGTAAAAATTTTGGATGTTTATTATGTGTAAATAAAATTAAAATCCAAAGACTTACTACTACAAAAAAAGAGCAAAGTAATTACAATATTGAATATTTACAACATTTTTGTAAAGAAAACAACATTAATTTATGTAAAGATTATAGTAAAGAAAATATTACAAGAAATACAATCATTAATGGAAAATGTATTTACAACAATTGTAAAAATGATTTTGTAAAAAAATTTACTTCATTAGAACAAGATAAAAATTTTGGATGTAAATATTGTTCTGTTAAAATAAAAATAGAAAGGTCTGAAATTAAATGTATACAAAAATTTGGTGAAACAAATGCTATGTTTTCAGTAGATATAAAAGAAAAACATAATAAATCTATGACCGAATTATTTAATGGTAATCCTATGTTTTTGGAAGAAATAAAGTTAAAACAACAAGAAACCGTGTATAAAAAATATGGAGTAAAAAATGTATCACAAAATGAGAAAATAAAACAAAAAAAAATAGAAATGTGTTTAATAAATAATGGAACTGAATATCCAGGTCAAAATAAAGATATACAAAAAAAAATGACAGAAACAACATTTAAAAACTTGGGTGTTTTACATAACTCTCAAAGTGATGAAATAAAACAAAAAAAATAGAAACTTGTTTAATAAATTATGGAACTGAATATCCAGGTCAAAGTCAAATAGTTAAGGAGAAAATAAAGGTTACAAATACAATACTATATGGGTTTCCTTGTGTATTACAAAATGAAGATGTAAAAGAAAAAATTAAAAAAACCTGTTTAGAAAAATATGGTTGCGAACATCCATCACAAAATATAGAAGTTATGGATAAAATGTCTAAAAACGCATATAAATTAAAAGATTATATTTTACCTTCTGGAAATGTAATTAAAATACAAGGATACGAACATTATGCTTTAGATGAATTAATTCAAGACGGTATTTTAGAGGAAGACATAATAAATGGTTGTTCTAATGTTCCTGAGATATGGTATAATGATGAAGCAGGAAAAAAACATCGGCATTATGTAGATATATTTATACCAAGTCAAAATATAATGGTTGAAGTAAAATCAACATGGACTGCTGAAAAGAAAAAGGATAATATATTTCTTAAACAAGAAGCAGGTAAAAAAGCAGGTTATTTATATGAAATCTGGGTATATAATGGAAAAGGTGAAAAAGTTGAATGTTATATTTAGGAATAATAAAAGATATGCGTATATTTACTTAAAGATATTATCTTTAGTAAATATATAGGATGAATAGAAAAGAAGAACCTCCTGATAAATATCAGTGTCTAAAAGTTCCTATTCAAAAGATACTTAAATCAGATACAGACATAAAAACTTTAGCAATAATTAATGATGCTGTTTTAAGAACTAATTATATTACTACAAAATCGTATTTTTTATTACGATTATGGGTATTAGAAAAGTATCATGGTAATCAAGGAATTCCACTTATTACAGAAGATACTATTAAAATGTCTATGAAATCTTTAGTAAAAGCATCAGCAGGACCAAAAGCAAAGGGAAATAATTTATTGTTATTACAAGAATTCCAAAAATTACATACTTTTTCATTAGAAGATGGTAAGAATTTATCCGCTATTTTAGATTATTATACAACAACTATGATTACAGCTATTGAAAACAATATCAAGATGAATTTTATGGATTATATAAAACGATTTGTTAATTCATATTTCAAGAGTATTCATAAAGATGAACTTCAAAATAAGGATTTTAGAAAGCAACTTTACAAAGAATTACAAGTAGTTAAAAATGATATTATAAATGAAACTTTAACAAGTGATACAAAATATCATTCGTGGTTAAACAAAAACAGATATAAAATAGTTCCACAAGAATACGATACAAGTTATTATTATGATGTAAAAGTTAATCCACAAAGATATTTGAAATATATGATTTTTATGAATTTAGAATTAGAAGAAAAAGAGGCGAAAATGTTTCAGTTTTTTCCATTACAAACACAAATTATTCCAAGACATATTCAAATAGATACTAAATCCATAATTGAATTATTGGTAGATAATGATAAGAAACAATATTTAGATAATGTTGAATTAAATAAGGAAATATTATGGGATAAGTTTTTTACGATAAATCAATATTTAAGAAAATATGATTTTGATTATACAATTATTACAGATGGTTATGCCGTATCTTTACGATTTTTACATAAAGATTTTACTAATGAAGAAAGAATTAAAAAGGACAAAATTAAAAATGGTAAGAAAGCATTAAAGGGATTATCAGATGAAGAAAAAGAAATTAAAAAACAAGGTAAAATTACATTACAAAATAAAATCAAGGAAGAAAATAAACAAAAACGAGCATTACAACCAAAACAAAAGAAAGATACTAAAAAAGAAATACAACACGAATTTCCTTATATTGATGAAGTATCTAAAGAATTATTAGAAGGAAAACATATTTATTGTGACCCTGGAAAGCGGAGTTTATTAACGATGATGGACGATGATGGTAATTTTTTATCATATACAAATAAACAACGAATTCGTGAAACAAAAAGATTAAAATATCAAGCGTTATTGAAAAATTATAAAGATAAATTAAACATAACTACAAGAGAAAATACATTATCAGCTTTCAATTCTAAAACATGTAATTTAGAAAAATTCAAAGAATATATTACTGAAAAAATCAAAGTAAATCAAGAATTATACACATCATATCAAAATGAAAAATTCCGTCAATACAAATGGTATGCTTACATAAACAAGAAACGAACTGAAGATAATATGTTGAATAAAATAGAAAGCAAATATGGAAAAGATATAAAAATCATAATAGGTGATTGGAGTATTGGGAAACAAATGAGGAATTTTATATCAACGCCAAATTTAGCAATAAAAAGAAAACTAAAAACACGATTTCAAGTTTTTAATATAGATGAATTTAGAACATCGTGTTTAAATTATATAACTGAAGAACAGTGTAAAAATTTATATCTACCAGATAATAAAAATAAAGAACGAAAGATACATTCAATCCTAACATATCAAATGGAAAACAATAGGAAAGGATGTATCAATCGTGATAAGAATGGATGTAATAACATTCAAAAGGTATTCAAAAGTTATATGGAAACAGGAGAAAGACCTGAAAAGTATAAACGAGAATACAAATTCCAATAAAATATACTAACCACTACAATAATAATAGGTTGTAGTCGTCAAATAGTATAACGCCCTTTAAGGGTGCTTTTACATCACCAAAAAGAAAAATTGATAATTTTTTATTTTTTTATAGAAAGTTTGTCTCATTTTTCTTTTCGGTCGGTGTAATAATCCAAACATTCTTCTTTTAATTTGTAATAGTGTTTAACCTATAAATTTATTTCATTTTTTTTCATTCTTAAAATTCTTTATCCGTCATTCTTTATCCGTCATTCTTTATCCGTCATTCTTTATCCAAACATAAACAATTTCATTATAATCATTTTGCCTCTTTGACTTTTTAAGTAAAAAATTAATATGTGCTTCACCAAATATTTTTACTAGTACACGGTCATAAACTTCCTTACAAACATTAATAATATAATGTCCGCCTTTTTGTAAGGAATTATACGTTTTTGTAAAAACCGGTATATAAAATTGTTCATCCATTTCGGTTTTCGAATTGTACACAGGATTATTCGCATATTTTTCGATAAAATAATAAGGAGGTGACGTAAATACTGTATCATATACAATATTCGAATAGTCGAATGTTGTCGCATCGCATATAAAAACGCGAAATTCGGTCTGCGATTTTGTCTTCAAATACGACACCATATTATCGTAAGGTGTTGTCAAATCGCTATTTACTTCGACACCATAATGCGCATCCAAATTCAACGCGGCGGCGGCCACTGTGGATCCACCCCATCCGGCACAAAAATTCAATACGCGTTTGGAGTTAAAACGTGCGAATATTTCCATACACGTTAATGGTCTCATTATATTTATGGCACTAATACAAATATTATACACCTCTTTTAAAACAGTGTAATACGATTTGGTTTTATTTTTATTTTTAACATCGGTGTAATAGGTGAGCATATTTTGTATAAACTTTTTCTCTTTAAACGTCTCAATATTGGCGACAAATTCAAAAAAATTGACATTGTATTTGCCTCGCGTTTCGAGACGCTGTAAAAAGGTAAAATAGTCGACAATATTGTTGCCAATTCGGGAGCGAGGACTAATAGTATCTAAACCTATATTGGCGCCAATTTGAATTAATTTGTCCATCTCTCTATCAACAGTTTCTAAATCAATATTTTTGATACTCTTGGCAATAAGATTCTTTTCTTCTTGTGCTTCTAAATCCTTAATCATTTAATCTTTGTTGAGAGAAAATAATAGCAATTTTACAAGAATGCAATTATATTTTATAATTTAATAAATCATCATTTGTGTCAGCATTACAATAATATTCAATCATTTTACTCTTTTTATTTTTAAATTCTGCGTTGTTTTTTTTAGATAATTGATTATCATGTGTTCTATATAATAATAATGGTTCTTGGACATTATAAACAATGTTGTATTTTTTTAAAATTCTTAATTCCAAATCTAAATCTTCAAATGGCATTTTAAGGTCTCTTCTATAATTCCCAACTGATAACACCGCTGATTTTTTAAAACATAACGTGGGGTGATTTAATATCCAATCTTCTCTCGTTTTTTTATAGTTATCCCAAGTTATAATAAATGGATGATTACTGCGACCAATTTTGATTTTGTTATTTATAAATGATATCATATTAGAACCACACAAAACACAATTTGGAATATCATTCATTAATTTTAGTTGGGTTATAATTCGGTTATTTATCATAATATCATCTGAATCCATTCTGAAAACAATTTCGTTAGAGCACAATAGCAATCCTTCACACAAACAAAAACTCAATCCTCTATTTATTTTTGTTTTGTTATATATTAATTTGAAATTCTTTAGATTTTTAAAAAATTCGGATAAAACATTCAGTAATAATTTTGAGTTAATTTCGTTAGAACAATCATTTATCCAAACTAATTCAACACCAAAATTACCGATTTGCTCTTTTATAGACTTGACACAATCATACAAATACTTTAATTTTGTATTATAACTTGCGATTAAAATTGATATCCAAATTGTTGGTTCTGTTTCGTATTCCCAAAAATATTTGTCATCACCTTTTTTCTCAATATTATAAACGATGCTTTTTTCAGTAAAATTAAATAATGATAGATCATCGAAATTCCGGTTTTTGTCTATAAATAATAATGATTTTTGCATATAATATAAATTTTTATTATAATACAAAAAAATAAATTTAAATATAAATATAAATAATATAAATAATATAAATAATATGAATAATATTTCAGACATCAAACACGCTTTTTATATTAATCTATCATCTAGACCCGATAGGAAACAACACGTGGAAGAACAATTAAAGATAATGGATATCACCGCCACACGATTTAATGCCATTAAATTACCAAATGGAGCACTCGGTTGTAGCATGAGTCATCTAAAATGCTTGGAAACAGCAAAAGCACATAGGTGGTCTCATTTGTTAGTCATAGAAGATGATATTAAATTTTTAGACCCCGAGTTATTTAAACGTCAGTTAAACAAATTTTTGTCAAACCACACTGGTTGGGATGTTGTTTTAATTGGGGGCAATAATGTTCCGCCATATGAAACAATCGATGACACTTGTGTAAAAGTTGCGAGTTGCCAAACAACCACTGGATATTTAGTAAATGGACATTATTTCGACACTTTAATCGAGAATTTTAGAACCGGTATTACAAAACTACTAGCAGACCCGAATTTACATAGACTTTATGCAATTGATAAATATTGGTTTAATCTACAAAAAATACATAATTGGTTTTTAATTATTCCCTTAACCGTGACTCAACGCGAAGATTACAGTGACATTGAAAAACGGGCTACAAATTATACCCATGTAATGACAGATTTAGACAAGGAATGGTTTTTCAAACAACCTCAAACGCAAGGACAACCATCGTCGAACTTGATAAGTTCATCAAATAAAATGTCGCAATTGAGTATCACGAGCGAACCAATTAAAAACGCGGTTAAAATGAATGCGGAAACGAATAAACCATCGAGAAAAATTAATATGAAGATTTAATAATTGTTTTGTTGTTCTAGATCTTGTTTTCTTGTACCAATCTTGGAAAATCGCTCAATTCAATGTCAGTGAAATACTTATTGGTTGCTATTAAGAGTATGTCTTGTTTATATTTTGGATGTAAATTGAACCCGATGGCGTAATCCTCCAAAAACTCTTGTTCAATACGTTCCCGCTTTGAAATTAAATCTTGAACTGCTTCTGAAGAGAGAAAATAGAAACGACCACTGCAATATTTGGTTACATACAATGGGAGTCTTTGTGGCAACTCTGGATGGATTCTGTGATATTCTGACAAATAAGGTTGTTTAACATCGACAATATAACCACCATAATGTGGGCGCGGTTGTTTTGCTTGAATTAACCCAGATAACATAGCAAAAAATTTATTATTCACCAATATTTGATCATCGTCTGTTTTGAATAAGTATTTAAAGTTGAATGTTTTGTTGATTGCGTTATAAGCAGCGATTACCTTTTTAGGTAAGGAATTATAGTCGTCGGCAACTTTTACATATAAAATGTTATTATTGTTATCGTTGTCAAAATGAAACTCTGTGTCCAATTTTTCGTCACCAATTACGTGATAATACTTTAAATGTTGAGGAATTTGTTTTAACCATGTCATTTTTTGAAATAACGCCTTTTTCTTATATTTTTGACAATTCATTATTAACATAATAAAGTCTTGGTCGATCATTTAAATAATAAAGTATATGATTTCTTTATTATTTTATTTTTTGTAAATATTGTTATTTTTTGTAGTATAATAAAATATAATAAAATATAATAAAATATAACAATGAATAATTTAGTATTAATTACTTCAGTTATATGTACTCCAAATACTCCATTATCATATATAAGTGTTAGATCTGTTTATAGTCACGACGAAAGGTTTGAACAAACTAAAAGAACAATTGATTCTGTTAAACAAAAGATACCTAATTTAAAAATATTAATAGTTGAATGTTCGAACCTAAGTTTTGATCAAGAAGATTATTTAAAAAAAAACTCTGATTATTTTTTAAATTTATATAATGATGAAAAAATAAGAAGGAACACGTCTAGCATTTCGAAATCTTTGGGTGAAGGCACAATGACACTTTGCGCATTGCAATATATCATAGATAATAATATTGAATTTGATAATCTAATAAAAATTTCCGGTAGATATTGGTTATCCGATAAATTTGATTATAATAAATTTAATAATAATAATATTGTAATTAAATATATTGATAATAATAAAGACAATGTTTTTACAGCTTTATATCAATTACCGAGAGAATCGATAAACAATTTCAAAATATTTTTGGAAAACAAAATTACAGAAATGATGAAATGTATTGGGTATGAAGTATTGTTTGCCATTTTTATAAAATCCGAAACAAAAATGATTGTAAATTTAAATCCAATTGGGTTAGAGGGATATGTTTCGGTTGCAAGAGAGTTTTATTCAGGTTAAAAGGTGTAAAATACGCGTTTTTCAAAAATTATAATTATAATTAATATTATTATAATTATATGCGAATTGCTGTTATAGATAGCGTAAACCAAGATATAGGATTAAATATTTTATTTCCAACTGCCGATTATTTTATAAATAATACAGAAATAGACAAATCATCAAATATGAAAAAATATAATATAATTCCACAATACGATTGGTCAAAAATAAATGACACCAATTATGATTATTTATTTATAATAATATCTTTATATGATGCCAAACAAGGGACGCGATTTTTCAAGCAAAATATTTGTGATATATTAAGTCGTATAATAGAAATAATTAATAAAAATAATTTTAAAAGGATATTTGTATTTGATAATTATGATTATGATTATGATCCAAATGATATTATAAAAAACGATAAAATAAACACCTTTTTTAAAAGGAATTACAATAAAATAAAAAAATACAATGAGAATGTTGTCCCATTTCCATTTATTATGTTTGGCGAAACATCTATTATTGAAAAAATAGATAATACGAATATTTGTCCTATTAACAAGATACCGCGCATTTTTTTTACTGGGACATTATTTAATCATGAAGATCCACAAATAAATTATTATAGGAATAGAAACTTAATCTATAATAAAATCAAACATTTAATATACAATCCAGGACAAATGTCATATAATAATTTTATAAATAACTTAAAACAATCCGCGTTTGGTTTAGACTTAAACGGTGTAGGCGACCCAAATAAAAGGACATTTGAAATATTATCTCAGGGGTCTTTGCGAATAAGTGAATACAATGATATGAAATGGCCATTTGATGAAGATTTTTCCGAAGAAACCATATTTAAAGACAGTGATGATTTTATTAAAAAAATAAATAATATAATAAATGATACAAATATTTATAATAAGTGTATTTCAAATCAAATGAATATATACGGAAAATATTTTAACAAAAAATGGATTAGAGATTATATAATAAATTATATATAAATGTTTTATTCACAAAGCGGCGAAGATGAATTTTTGAACAGTCGATATTTTAAAAACAAAAAAAATGGATTGTATATAGAATTAGGAGCATTAGACGGTGTTTTATATTCTAATACAAAATTTTTTGAAGATCACCTAGGATGGAAAGGAATATTAATTGAACCTCATCCATATAAATTTGCCTTACTAAAGAAAAACCGTCCAAATAATTTTCTATTTAATACATTAATAAGTTGTATAGAAAAAGAAGTAATATTCAGATATTTTGTAGATAATTACGCGGGTGTATCTGGTGTTGAAGAAACGTTACCAAAAGAACATTTTAGTAATTTTTTCAATAAAATAAATTATGAAAAACAAAGCAAAATTATTATAAAACCAAAACCATTTACAGAAATAATAAAAAGTACTGGATTAACTCATATTGATTTATTATCATTAGATGTTGAAGGACACGAATATGAAGTATTAATGTCTTGGGATTTTTCAATACCAATTGATGTAATTTTGATTGAAACACTTGGAGGTTCTCAATGTGAAAAAGAAGAACTGTGTAGACAATTGCTTATAAAAAATGGTTATAGATTTGATATAAAATATAAACATAATGAAGTTTTTATATTAGAAAAATATACTTTTTAAAAATATACCTTTTAAAAATATAATTTTTATTTAAGAAACATAAAATTTTTTCAAATATATATCATATTGTGTCGGTAAATTAGTATTTTCCTCAATAGGTATATAAACTAGGTTTGAGTTATTTAATAAATTAACGCCGTTTTTTATTTTTTTCTCTAGCACATTCTTATCAATATAATTATTATTATTATACTCTTGATGAGAAAAACTTCCTATTTTTGTAATAATAAAATTTATGTCACCAAAATAACTTAAATGCCATCCACCCTTTTCTATAATTGGAACAAATTTTGAGTGTTCCAATACACGCATCTCTTGGAATGTCAGTTTATTTGTTTTGTATGCATAAACAGTCATTAGTTTAATGCCATGCCAATTGCTGCCTTCGCCAATTCTATAATACAAATTATAATAATACATATCAAGAGCAAGTCTATTTAGTGTGTTTGGATTGTAAATCAACTTATCATTTTTAGCGTTAATTAAAATTTGTGGGTTTGGGATTTCATCTATATCAGATGTGAGAATAATGTCTGAATTATTTAAATTTTTTATTACCATATCAATACCAAGTTTAATAGAATTACGTTGATGATATTCATTTTTCCATTGTTCATTTAAATTATAATTTATATTTGGCGCTTTAAATGGTAATTCAACTACAATATGAATTATTTTTTGGTTATATTTTTCAAATAACGTTTTATTATCTAAATAATATAATGGTTTTATATGACCTGAAAATGTATATCTTGATTCAACAATTATAAAATAATCAACATAGTCATTTAGAATTGCTAATCTGTAACTAAGTATATCTAATTCATTATAAAAAATAAAACTATCTATTATTTTCATTGATTTATATATATATGAAAATAATTAATATTTAATATATAAATGAAAATATTAATATATAAATAATAATTTATTATATTAATACAAATGTCAAATGAGAAAAATTATATATATATTTATAATTGGTGGTCTGGATTTGAAAATAAAAAGGATGGAAATCATATAGGTTTTTATGAAAATATTTTTTCACGAACAAAATTGTCTAATTTTGAATTTACTAATGATATTAATAAAGCAAATGTACTTCTTGAAGCAGGAAATCCGGATTTAAAAATACATAATTACAAAAATTGGAAATACAAAATAAATTTTATAGGCGAACCTGCTTTACCTCAAAATGAAAAATATGATTTGGTTTTAACATCTATTAATAATATACAAAATGTCGTAGATTTACCATTATCTATAGCATATATACATTGCAATAACTTTTTACCAATTCTTTATAATAGACCTATAATAACCAAAATTCCTAATAATTTTTGTACATTTATTGTTTCAAATCCAAAATGTGGTACTCGAAACAAAATTTTTGAATTACTAAATAAATATAAAAAGGTTAATTCTATGGGTAGATATGCTAATAATAATAATGGGAAAATTATTCATTACCCGTACTGGAGTAAAGAATTTTTAAATGTATTAGGAAGTTACAAATTTATGATATGTTTTGAAAATACAAAGATGGAAACATATTCAACAGAAAAAATAGTTAATCCATACATTGCTAGAACAATTCCGATTTATTGGGGAAGTCATAATATTAAAAATATATTTAATCCGGATTCAATGTTGTTTTTAGAAGATGAAACGGATGAATCTTTTACAAAATTAATTAATAAAGTAATGGAACTTGATAATGACGACCAAAAATATTTAGAGTTTATTAATAGACCTATATTTAGTAAAGATAACATAAAATTTTGGAATGAAAATTATACACTTGACAGTTTAGGAAATAAAATAAATAATATTTTGAAATAAATAATATATTATATTTAAATAATTCATATAATAATATAAATATAATAATATTACTAATGAAAAAAGCAGTAACATTATTTATAACATCTTGCGGAAGACCAGAATTATTGAAAAAAACATTAGATAGTTTTGTTAAATTTAATACATATCCTATTACAGAAGTTATTTTGTGTGAAGATTCTGGCATTAATGGTATAGTTGATTTTGTTAAAAATATATTACCATATCCTATAATATTTTGTTATAATGAAATCCGTATAGGACAAATGAAAACAATAGAAAAGTATACTCAATTAATAAAAACACCCTATGTTTTTCATTTGGAAGATGATTATGAATTTTTTGATAGTGGATTTATTGAATTGTCATTTAGAATATTAGATTTGGACCCAAGAATTTCACAAGTTTTGCTAGAAGATGAACAACATAATTATCCCAAAGTTGAGATTAATAACCCTCTGTGTTATAAAGTAATGACTAATAAACTGGGTGAAATAAATGCAAACAACGGTGATGGACCATTAACAGTTTTTAGTTGGAGACCATCTTTAAAGAGAATAGAAATACAAAAATTGCGTATGCCATATCAACCATGGGATGACGAATATACAATTCAATTAAAAGTAAATAAGTTAGATTATTATTCTGTTGTTACAAAAAATAATAAAAATGGACGTCCTGGATTTTGTACACACATTGGTAAAAATTATCATGTTCCAGAAAATTTTAGAAAAATTAAAATAATTGGTAGAATGGATTTTTCTGATAAAATAAATATTAGATTAAAAGATATTTAAATATTAAATAATAATTAATAAATAATAAAATGAATAAACCGCAAATAACTAGATTTGATACAATTAATAAACTGATTAGTTTTAATAAATTAAACAATCCTGCATATCTTGAAATAGGAGTATGGACTGGTGAAACATTCAAAAATATTAATTCTACTAATAAAGATGGTGTAGATCCTGGTCAATACTGTGATTGTAATTATGTTAATTATAAAATGACAGCAGATGATTTTTTTACGAATCATATAAATAAAAAGTATGATATCATTTTTATAGATGGATTACATACAGCATATCAAGTAAGCAAAGATATTTATAATTCAATAAATAATTTAAATGATGGCGGTTGGATCATATTAGATGATGTTTTTCCACATTCTGAAAATGAACAAGAACGATTAAATTTAAAAAAATCTGGTTCTCAAACTGGTGATGTATGGAAAGCACTATATAATGTATTAGATACAATTATGGAAATATCCGATATTATTTATTTCATAAATAATACTGAAAGAGGTAATTTTATATTTAAAGTAAAACAAAACAATACTAAAAATATTGTAATAGATGAAACTATACCAACTTGTAACGTTGATGGATGGTATCAAGGCAATGATGCTGAATGGAATAAATATAGTTATAAAAATGATTTTGGAAAATATATTCAAAAAATAAGTAAGTTTATTCCAAATTAGATAAACAAACATTTTTTAACTTCAACTATTTGCGAAAAAATAGTATTCTCGCTAATATCCTCACCACACAAGGTCATATTTTTAGATATTGAATCTTCGTATTTTTCAATATTTATATTTAAATTGTATATCTCATTTATGTAACAACATAACTCATATTTGTTTACAATATTTGGCGAGCAAATGTGTCTTACACCTAACCACAAATTATTATTAGATATCAAATTCTTAATATATTTCGCTAATTCAAAACATGTAACACCATTCCAATAATGATTTGTATATCCTTTTATTGACCCATCTTTATTTGATTTAACCCATTCAATTAAAGACCTTTTTCCGTATAATTCTTCGCCTATAATGGATGTTCTAATAATTGTAGCGTCTTCTGGTTCTCCTTGTGATTTTGAAATGCCGTAAATATCTTTAGCGTTATGAGTATCATTTACAGAATAATTGCCTTTTAAACCGTCAAAAACACAATCGGTAGTTATATGTATAAATTTACACTTGATTTTTTTAGATATTTCATTTAGTTTATGAGGGAAAAGTGTATTCACGCGTATATATGTTTTAAAATGATCGTTTTTGTATTTTTGTGGTATAATGCCAGCGCAATTTATTATAATGTCATTTTCTTTTATCTTATAATTTAAATTATCACATAATAAATGCTGTAGTTTAGACCATTCGTCATTTTCAATATCAAATTGATGTCTCTTAATACAAATAACATTGTATGACTCTTTTAAATTGTAATAAACATACCTTCCTAACATTCCTGTTGACCCAAATAAAACTATATTCATTATTAATATAATTAATTTATTATTATTTAAATAATTAATCGTAAATTAATTATATATTATGATTAGTAATAAAACTATTTTATTATTTGGTGGCACTGGTTCATTAGGTTATGAGATTGTTCAAAGATATATAGATAATAATGTTATTTATAATTATTCGCGCGATGAATGTAAACATTGGAAAATGAGACTGGATTTTAATAATAATAAAAATTTAAACTTTGTTATTGGTGATATCATTAACAGTAATAAAATAGAAGAAACATTGACAAGAGTAAACCCAAATATTATTATTATTGCTTCTGCTATGAAACATATCGATCAATGTGAATATAATACAGATCAAAGTTTAAATACAAATTTATTAGGTGTGAAAAATATTTTGGATTTAGTTGAAAAACATCAAATATTGCTAGGCGACACTTTACAAACGGTTTTGTTTGTGAGTAGTGACAAAGCGTGCAGTCCAATTAACGTTTATGGAATGTGTAAAGCCTTATCGGAAACACTAGTGATTGAAAAATCGTATTATGTAAAAAGGTTTAAGTTTGTTAATATACGTTATGGAAATGTATTAAATTCTAGAGGAAGTATTATTCCGTTATTACATACAATTGGTAGCGATGATAATAAAAAATGTTTTACATTAACTAATGACAAAATGACTCGGTTTGTAATGACATTGGAACAAAGTGTAGATTTAATAGAACATACATTGATATATGGTGAGAGCGGTGATACTGTTATACCAAAATTAATTTCTATGAATGTGAAAGATTTAGTTGAATTATTTTCAGAAAAATATAATAAACCTATTAAAATAACTGGTATTAAACCTGGAGAAAAATTGCTTGAATCGTTAATAAATAAAACGCAATCTGGAAGAATAAAAATCAATGGGGAATATACTCATATTAAATCAATTTATGATTTTAATGAAACTATTGATGAAACGTTATTAAATGATTACAATAGTAAAATTAATCCATTGAATAAAGAACAACTAAGAGTGTATTTAAATAAATTAAATCTTTTATAGATAAAATCTAATTGTTAAAATAGTTATATAATACTAATTTAAAACTAATTTAAAACTAATATATTTATATATTTATATAAATGAAAATCCTCTATATAAAATATGGTATGCATCATAAAAATCATAACTCTATGATGAGTTATAAAAATATTACATTATACATAATTGAAAACCCAGATATATTAAATACATTGGATTTGTCACAATTTGATTGTGTTTATTCGCCATCTATCCCAATAGACGTAAATAAATATCCGAATACCAAATTTATTTTTGGTCCTCATTTTAGCGTTTTTCCTGAAAAAAAACAAATGGATATAATCAGAAGAAGTAATGTAATATATGTTCAACCAAGTGAATGGGCGTCGAACGTATGGAGAAATAGTGAGTTATGTAAAAACATAAGTGTTAAATCATTACCATTTGGAGTTGATACAGACAAATTTATAAATAATAAAGTTATTTCAGAAAGAGATAATGTTTTTATATATTTTAAATCAAGAAACCCTATTTTCTTAAACACAATAGAAATGTTTTTAAAATCAAAAGGCATTAACTATAAAATATTTAGTTATAAAACAAGATATGATGAAAATACATATATCGAGTATTTAAAAAATTCCAAATATGGAATATGGATTGGAAGACATGAAAGTCAAGGGTTTGCTCTAGAAGAAGCGCTATCCATGAATGTGCCATTATTAGTGTGGGATGTGAAATCAATGAATGAAGAATATGGATATAATTACGCTGATATTCCAGCGACAGTAATACCTTATTGGGATGAAAGATGTGGAGAGTTTTTTTATGATATAACCAAACTTGATAATATATTTAACTTATTTATTTCTAAACTGGAAACATATAAACCAAGAGAATATATATTAGAAAATTTATCAATGGGAAAATGCGAACAAAAATTAATTGATATAATAGAAAATAATTAAGCACTATATTTCGTATAAAAAATTAAAAATAAACAAAACATTTTAAAATAAACAAAACATTTTAAAATAAACAAAATATTAAATAAATACTTAAAATTCAAATATTTATTTAACTATATATATGTCAATTACTTTTTCGAGTTGTTTTTACATTATAAAATCGAAGTTTGATCCAAATACTTATATTCAATGGATGAATAATTTTCTCTCTATTGTTGTTAAAAATGAAAACAATTGTAATCTTGTTATTTACAGTGATGCCAATAGTGTACAATATATTGATAATCACGCCAAAGGACATCCGAAAATCAAAATTGTAATTAAACCCATTGAACAATTTTATAATTATAAATACGAGCAATTTTGGATTGAAAACCACAAAAAAAATCATCTGCTTAATGACAAGTCCAATTGGGTTTTAAATATGCTTTGGTCTGAGAAAATTTGGTTTGTAAAAGAAACAATAGAGAGAAAATACTTTGAAACCGAGTTTTACGGTTGGTGTGACATTGGTTATTTTCGCAATCGACACCAAGATTTACATAGTAGTAAACTTTTAAATTGGCCAAATGTTGCCAAAATTAACGCACTTGATAAAAATAAAATTTGCTACGCTTGTATCAATAATGATGACGGATATATGAATTATTTACATAAAATCGTTAATAATAAAAGTCCAATTGGGTTACCAATACAAGAAATTCCTGCTACGCAAAATTCGGTCGCAGGTGGGTTTTTTGTTCTTCATAAAGACAAGATAAATTGGTGGGCGGAAACATATGACACGAAACTTGAATTGTATTTTAAAAATAATTATTTGGTTAAAGATGACCAGATAATATTAATTGATTGTATTCTCTCGAATATGAATAATTTTGCTTTATTTAGAGAGAAAAATCACAATTATGATAATTGGTTTATGTTTCAAAGGATTTTTTAGAAATAAACAAATAATTTATTTTTTAAGAAAATTATTATTTAGAGATAATAATTTATAAATAACTATAATGAACTATTACGTTACTACTTTTTGTTATGGTAATAAATATGAGCCTATTGTAGAAAAATGGACAGAAAGAATTAAAAAAAAATGTAAAAATAGCGAGTGTGTTATTTTTAATAAAATAAATATTGTATTAAAATATGGTTTAAAATATGCTTGGTGGGATTTAGTTAGACTTCATAATAATTTGAAAATGTTATTAAGATTTAATAAACCAATAGTTCATATTGATATAGACTTAATAATTGAAAAAGATATTCAACCATTAATTGATTTACCTTATGATTTTATTATATCTAAAGAAATTGGTGGAGACGGAGCTTATCCTAAAGAATGTAGTTCAAAATTAGGATTTGGAGTGTGTTCAGGTTTTTATATAATTAAAAATACATCGTTTAATTTTTTGACAAAAATATATAATTTAATGATTAATAATGAAAATATTTATAGTGACCAAGTAAATATAATGAATTATATTGTTAAAAATAATTACAATCTTCATGATGAAGAAATAGTATTAGATAATGTTAAATATATTAATAAAATTATCGAAATAGATAATATTAAAATATGTGTTTTAGATTTCGATATAATAACAAGAGACCCTATATTAAATAATGGACAGTTTGGTAATCATATAAATATTGATAATGTTGGTGGAACAATAAACTTTCTAAAATATTTTGATAATAATCTAGAAGAACTACCTCTAACGTGTAGATGTGGTAAAAAACATTTAGGAGATGATAATAAATGTAAACATATAGAATTAAGAAGTAAACATATAGAATTAAGAAGTAAACATATAGAATAAAAAGTAAATTATAATTGTTAAATTTTACGTTCTACTAGTAGTTCTATTCTTTTTAGTTTTTGTAGTTTTTTTAGTTTTTTTATTACTTCTTCTAGAAGTTCTATTCTTTTTAGTTTTTTTAGTTCTTCTAGTTTTACGAACACCTTTTGCGGTTCCTTCAGGACATCCAATTCGTTCAAGTGTATTTATATATGTTTCATTTGCTTTTTGAATAGTTTCTTCATTTTCTAAATCAATTGCTAAGATTGTAATGTCTCCAAAATCTTCGTTTTCCATCATAAGCGCAGCTTCTTCTTCTTCTGTTAGTTCTTCCTCACCACCTAAATCACCTTTTTCATCAAAGAATGTTTGAATATCTTCCAATTTTATTTCAGATTGTTCAATTTCATTTTCTTCCATATAGTCGTCCAATTCATCATTGGTGGCATTAAAATATTTTATCATCGATAAAACAGAAATTGGATTTATAGCTCTAGAAACAACTTTGGTTATTTGTGTTCCATCTTCATTTTTTATATGTTGAGCAAGTAAAACCATGGCACTCCGCAATAATAAATTGTATTTTTTCCTTTCGTGTTCTTCACGAGTTTTTGATGAAATCTCCATTTCATCTTCATTTATTTTACATGAAATACTTGAAATACAATGCTTTTTTTTTGCTTTTTTTATGTTTAGACACAATAGAAAAATTGGAGGTTCAGTATTTTTTTCATAATATGAAACATTTTCACGCGTAACCATGTCTGAAAAAAATCCAAGTTCCATTGTTAATGCTCCATTACATTTTTCATGTAATTTATCATTTAGATTTGACAATATTTTACGCGTCTTTGTAAAAGCCATTATATAATTATTTGTTATTTTATTTTTAGCAGTATAAAAGGTAGTATATTCGTTTTGGCGTCTGCTTCGCTTGAACCTTTTTTACGAGGTTATAAAAGGTAGTATATTCGTTTTGGCGTCTGCTTCGCTTGAACTTTTTCTAAAGGTAGTATATATGGTAAGTATTTTAATGCCGATTTACAACGGAATCGAATTTATTGAAGAATCTGTTTCATCTATTTTAACTCAAACTTATGATAAATGGGAACTAATTATTGGCATTAATGGTCACCCAGAAAACTCGGATGTATATAAAATCGCAAAGGAATATGAAAAAAGAAGCGATAAAGCATCGCAAACCTTTGGTAAAATCCGTGTTTTCGATTTTTACAAAATTAAAGGCAAATCAAATACATTGAACGAAATGATACAATATTGTAATTATGACTACATTGCGCTTCTTGATGTTGACGATATTTGGCATCCACAAAAATTAGATCTTCAATCTCGATTGTTTAACCATTTTGATGTAATCGGGTCAAATTGTGTTTGGTTTGGTGATAGACCTGGTATAATTCCAGTAATACCTATAGGAGATATTAGCAATTATGACTTTTCTATAGTAAATCCTATTATTAATTCAAGTTGTATTATTAGAAAAGAATTATGCTATTGGAATGAAAATGGTATAGAAGATTACGATTTGTGGATTCGACTAAGAAAAGCCGGAAAGACATTTTTCAATTGTAAAGCCATACTTGTAAAACATAGGATTCACAGCGCGTCAGCATTTAATGCAAAAGGTAATAACAATAAAGTTGAAGATTTATTGAAAAGTCATAGTTTAGTCAGAGAAGGAAATAAAACAATCGATGAAATTAAATATTCTCATTTAACTAAAAAAATATAAAATGAAATTATACTGTAATTTTATTCCATTCCATAGGACATAAATCCCTTGTATCGTGACATGCTGCTTCACCAAACCACGTTGCTGGATAACACACCATTTTATACGGATTCATATTCAAATGTGCCGCCCACCAACTAAACGAACTATTTGCTATAATATTGTCCCTACAACAACTCATTAATACCATTTGCTCCCAATCACTTAAATCATTTGACGCTCTAATAAAAATTAATGTGGGAAAATCGCCTTTCAACTTATTGATCGTCTCATTTACATCTTCAAGGTCTTCTTCTTCGCAAAAATATAATATATTGCTTTTTAATTGTTCTCGCATTTTAAAAAAAGATAATGATTTTTTATAATATTCATATGTCATAATTGGATGACAATGTTGTATTTTTTTATAGTCGCCAAGGCGAAAATGGAGACTAATTGTGTCATTTAACAATTCTTTTGTGAAACCTGATTTGATTATAACGGATTTTTTGATTTCTTCGAGTCCGATCATTCTACAAATGGTGTAAAAATTGAGTAAAAAATATTTGTGACTTTGGAAATAACCATATAAACACATATCTTGTTTTTGACTTTTATATTTGTATAAATTAAGATCATTATACTTAAAACCGGACTCCTTTATAAGAATCATTTCTGGAAACACCTTTAAAGTAAACGGTTTCAGTCGTATTAAAAAATTGTCCCAATAGGTGGGTCTTACTATTGTTTGCCCTCCTCCTAATTTATCTACATCTATAAAAGCAAACCGAGTTTTTAAGTTTATTGCGTATGAAATTGTAGTAAATATTTGGAAAAGTTGGTTTCCGAGTCCTCCCATTAAATTACAAGTAATCATTATATATTTTATTTGTTATTTTGTTTTTATTTGTTTTTTGTTTTTATTTATTTATTTATTATATTGTAATATTTTATGGAAAGTAAACATGATACAAATACAATTAACGATATATCAAGAAAAATAATATCTATGAGTGTAAATATAGACCATTATAATAAGGTGAACAAAGATATAATTGAGAAACCTACAGTGAGTGATTTTTTTGATTATTTTTCTAAAACAAAAAATATATGGATACGAATAGTGAAAATTGTATTGAAAAATAAAGAGATAGATACCACTACATTTTCAATAAATGACAATTCAGATATAGCAGATATAATAGTGAACGATATGTTAAGTTATATGTATGTAAATAACATTCAATATGAATTTGAAAAAGCGCATAAAAATGTAACGACATTGACTGCACGCAAATATGTAGAAGAACTATTTACTAAAGAAGTCGCAGACAATCTGATTGAAGTTGAGATAGGACAAAAAACAGATGGCGCAAAAATATACGCTACATTACTAACCAAATCTGGGTTTAGGCAAATTATTACAGACATTGAAAATGACAAAGCATATACCGTTATAGGATTAAAAAGCAGTTTATACGCAGCAAAATTCGGCGGCAAAAAATCGAGAAAATCGAGAAAATCGAAGAAATCGAGAAAATCGAGGAAATCGAGAAAATCGAAGAAATCGAGAAAATCGAAGAAATCAAGAAAATTGAAGAAATATTAGTTTGACCAATCTATTTTTTCATTTAACAGCGTTTCAACTTTAATAAATATATTTGAATGGAAGAATCCATTGTGTGCCGACAATGGCGACGGATGAACTCCGTTAACTATTCTCTCTTTATTCAAAATATATTTCTCTTTTGCTTTTGCAAAGTTACCAAGAAGCAGGAATACACACTTTGGATTTTCTGAGCTTATAAACTCGATTACACGATTGGTAAAAGACTCCCACAATTTCATGTGACTTGATGGCGACCCATCGGCAACTGTTAGCGACGCATTCAGCAAGAATATTTTCTCTCTGTAAAACCATTGCTCCAAATTTCCTGAAACAAAATTATAATTGCGTTCTGGAAATTCGTTTTGGAGTTCTTTATATATATTTCTCAATGATGGCGGTATTTTTACACCAGTTGGTACCGAGAAACTTAATCCGTGTGCTTGATTTGGACCGTGATATGGATCTTGACCAAGTAATACTACCTTTATCTCTCTAACATCCATTTCAAAGACTCTAAATACATTTTCTTTTTGCGGATACACTGATTTTTCTTCGCTGGAATATAATATATCCAGACTAGGTATTGATTCAAATTTCTCGAATAATGGTTTCCAAGACTCATTGTAAAATGCGTTATTCATATTATTGATTATATTATTTTTATTATTTATTAATAATATGAATTTTGTATTCAATTTTTATAATAAAACAATATATATATTAAAATAATATATGACTGAAAATTATTATGATATAATTATTATTGGTAGTGGTATGTCAGGACTTTTTAGCGCTTATAATATTAAAAATATATCACCAAATACGTCTTTTCTTATACTTGAAAAATATAAAAAACAATGGATCGGTGGAAGAACAAGTAATGAAATGTTTTATGGAACACAAATAGTAACAGGTGCTGGGATTGGAAGAAAAAACAAGGATAAACTTCTAATAAAACTTATGGATGAAATTGGAGTAAAATATACACAATATGAAAGTAATATAAATTACGCTCAAACATTTAGTCCGATTGATATTATCAAAATGATTCGAAAGTTGAAAGGCGAATATAATAAACACCCTGAATTACATAATAAATCATTTAAGGATTTTTTTATTAAAATATTTGGTGACAAATTATATACATCATTTATTATTTCATCTGGTTATACTGATTATGAACATGCGGATCTGTATGATATTTTATATAATTATGGAATGGATGACAATAAAGGAGGATGGACTGGTCTTCACATTCCTTGGAAAAATATGGTCGATAAATTGTATCATATAATTGGAAAAAATCATTTTAAATTTTCGAATGATGTTATTGAAATAAAAAAAATAAGACAAAAACCTTGTTTATTTCAGATTAAAACAGAAACCGGAACTGTATATAATTGTAATAAAGTAATTGTCGCCACTACAATTACCGGAATACAAAAACTAGTTCCTGGCGCATCTAGTAAAACTAGTTTGTATCAACAAATACACGGGCAACCATTTTTACGATTGTACGCCAAGTTTAATAAAGAATCATCTGAAATTATGAAAAAATACGTTACTAATTATACAATTGTTCCTGGACCACTCCAGAAAATTATTCCTATGGATTCTAATAAAGGCGTTTATATGATAGCGTATAGCGATAATTATAACGCTTTATTGCAACAAAAAATTTTGAATAATAATCTTGAAAATCGTAACCTATATTGCGAATTAATCGAAGAATCACTTGGTATACCAAAAGGACAATTAAAAATAACGGCCATTAAGGATTATTATTGGCCAATAGGAACACATTATTATGAACCTTTAAAAGGGCCTTTTAAAACTAGAAGTGAGTTTATTTATAAAGCACAACATCCTGAAAATGGTATGTTAGTTGTAGGTGAAGTAGTCAGTAGAGACCAAGGATGGACAGAAGGTGCGTTAGAAAGTGTTAATTTAGTATTAAACGAACAATGGATTAAAAATGAATGTTAGTTTATTCAAATAAATAATAACCGTGATAACCAATTGCCGCAAAACCTAGCATCAGTAATAATTCAAAATATAGTCTAGCAGTCTTCTCTCTATTGTAACCAATATAAATTAGTAATGGGCCTACTAGTAGTATATGTATTAAATTAACCCAATATCCTTTTCCTTGTTTCATATAATTATATGCTTTGTAAATATGGTAAAAAATAATAATTAATCCTAAACCCAGTAGGAAAGGATACATTGTTTCGGGTATAGCTGTTCTATATATTCCTACGTATAGAAAGAGAGAACCAACTAATAAAATGTGAAATAAATGAACATAAGTATTTAATTCCATTTATTTTAACAGTATATTTTTAATTTATATTTTATTATCTTAAAATAATATATAAAATGAGTATAGACGATTTTAACTATAAAAATACAGAAGTTAAAACTATGACGGGAGGTAAAATAGTGCGTAAGGTTTCGATTAAAAATGGTAAAGGATACAAAAGTGTCACTAAATATCATAAAGGGAAAAAACATTACACACATAAAAAACCAATACATAAAGGACACATTGAGTTAATTAAAATGGGCAAGTTTATACCAGGTTTATTTTTAGATTGTGGTTGCAAAAAAAAGAATAAAACGCGGAAAAAATAGGGTTTTGTGTAGTCAAAAGAATGTTTTATAATATCTTATATTTTTATTATGGTCTCAATTTTATTATAAATTTATTTAAAATTCCTCACTGAAAACGAAGGCATCTTCTGAATTTTTATTTGCCAAACTATACTCTGAGATTTTACGCTCGAACATGTTGGTCTTCCCCTCCAAACTTATCAACTCCATAAATTCAAAAGGGTTGCCAACATTATAAATCTTCTTGTAACCCAATTGAACGCATAAACGGTCAGCAACAAATTGAATATACTGAGTCATCATTTCGGAATTCATACCAATCAGGCGACACGGTAACGCCTCACATATAAACTCAGTTTCAATATCGACTGCTTCTTTGATAAGTTCGTGGATGCGCGCCTTGTCGATTTTTTTCAACAATTTGCTGTATAAAAGGATCGCAAATTCGCAGTGGAGTGCTTCATCACGTGAAATCAATTCGTTACTGAAGGTGAGACCGGGCATTAGTCCGCGTTTTTTCAACCAATAAATGCTGCAAAAGGCGCCGCTAAAGAAAATCCCTTCTACACACGCAAACGCGACCAAACGAGTAGCGAAACTACTGCGGTTATCATGAATCCACTTTTGCGCCCAATCGGACTTCTTTTTGATACATGGGAAATTCTCTATCGCGTTAAACAAACGATGCTTTTCTTCGCTGTCTTTAATGTACGTCTCAATTAAAAGACTATAGGTCTGACTATGTATATTCTCCATCGCAATTTGGAAACCGTAAAATGCCCGTGCTTCCGAGACTTGGATTTCAGTCATAAAACGCGACGCCAGGTTTTCCAAGACAATTCCATCGCTCGCAGCGAAAAACGCCAAAATCATCGAGATAAAATGTTTTTCGTCAGCATTTAAGGTGTCCCAATGGGTCGAATCTTTCGACAAGTCGATTTCTTCCGCACGCCAAAAGCAATCTATTTGCTTCTTATACATATCCCATATGTCATTATGCTTTATGGGAAACATTACAAATCTATTATCGTCAGGGGCAAGCAAAGGTTCAGTATTGTTTTTAGACATCCTAAATAATATATTACCAATATTTTAAATTTGTTTATTTATTTGTTTGTAATAAATTGTAAAAATAATAATAAAATAGTTGAATAATTTAAGAATGCCTACAAATTACGTACATTTAGAGAACAGAGATAATCAACTTTTACAAATTGAAAACCTGATTGATGCGAAAAGAAAAATGTTGATGGACAAACAAAAAAAATTCAAAAACATTACAAAACAAAATGAGTTCTTGAGTGAAGTTAAACAGGACTATAGCAAATATTACGGTTACATTGTTAAACAAAAACAAGACCAAATGAGCGCGTTGAGTATGTTGAATACTTATATCAAAGATTTAACTGTTTCAGGTAATTTAAGTAAAAATAATATTGATGACGCCAAAAATGAACAACAGAAAATACTTACTGAAATAAATTCAATTAAAAATGGGATAGATGATATTATTAAAGGTGCCGATGATATTAGTTTATAATAAAAGTAATATAATTTAATATAATTTAATATAATTTTATATATATAATGAGTGCTCCAAATGTGGATTTTAACAGATTATTTCAAGAAAATATGAAGAAATTAGATAGTCTTCAACAAGGTATCACGGCAAAAATTAATGAAAAAACAACGGTTTCTAAGCAAATCTTGCCCCAACTTAAAGAGATAAATACTAAGGTATTACGTGTGCGTGATAAATTCAATCAATTGAATCAGCGACTAAGTGATTTAGAAAAACAAATAAGAGAGAAAGATTCCGGAATAGCAGACACTGGCACTGCTTGTGCGGGTTTACAAGAAGAAATACAAAGGTTAAAGACAGAATTAGCTAGTTCACAACAACAGCAACAAGATTTGGAACAAACCTATAATACACGATTTCAAGAATTAACAGAAGAAAAGGACAAAATGCGATCAGAACAAGTAAAAATAAAACAAACAATTGACCAATTACAAGAAGCAAAACTCAGTTTACAGGAGAATATTAGGGTGTTGACTCGAGAACTTGAACAATTGCGTCAAAATATGGAAAAGATGGTGCAAGAGAATCAACAATTAAAAGAGCAACACAAAGCATTATCTAAAAAAATCAATGAGATTAAAACACAAATAGATAGTTTAATTACTATGGATACAGTAAACCCAGAAGAAATTACAGCGTTATTGGAGCAAATTAAAAACGTTATTGATGAGATAGATAAAGCACCCGGTGTCTCAACATCTGTTAGCGCGCCAACTGTTAGTGGTAATAACAGTGGCCCAAGTGTTGGTCAACAAATGAACAGAACATTAGACCAGATTTACGGAGGTTATAATCAAAATACGTTAGACAATGTGAGCTCAGGGACAATGAAATTGCGTCAAATAATAAGCAATTTATATAACAGACCAGCATTTAATAAGGATGGTGTGACCAATAGCAAATATTCTAACGCATTAAATGCCATATTAGCGTTAAAAGGGCGTGTCAACAGTGGGGAATTAACTAATATTTTTAAAGTGAATCGGATAGCAGATTTGGATGAAGACGAATTAGAAGGTGGTAAACGAAGCAAAAAATCGAGAAAATCTAGAAAATCAAGAAAGACACAAAAGAAGATGAGAAGAAGAAGGCAAAAAGGTGGATATACTTATTCGGATAAGACCAAAAGACGTAGATTTACTACTATGTCGCCTAGGTCTTCGTCGCCTGGGTCTTATTCATCGTCAACGAAGAGTTCACGTAAGACTTCAACAACAACACAATCGCAAAACTATAAGGCGCGCGGCAAATCAAAAAAAACAATGTAAATAATTTTGCTACTAAATGCCTAATACCTTGTCAAAATGCCTTGCAATGACGGCATATATCTACAATTTTGCGGCCAGTGTCCGGTAATTTCTCGATGCTTTAATGAATGTATGCGACAACGCATTTTAAACATTTGTTTCCGTTGGTTATAGACCTTTTTCCATGCGCGTTGTATTACCCTTAACCACATTGTTTTTATTATACACACCGTGTGTCCGGATGATAAATATACGACTTCGCCAATTTCCGGTTTAATATAATTTGCACTGGTTATCATATTCTGATAATTTCTAATAAATTTATGTGGGGTTATTTTTTGTTGCTTTTCTATATATTCATCATTAAAAGTGGTAGTCCAATTATTTATAAAATCAATATCCAATTTTTTTATTCTGTTTATTAACAAATAATGATTGCTCACGTCATTATTTGTTTCCCCGTGTAATTTATCGTTATATAATTCACATAAAACAATATTATATTTTGTGGCGCTATTTTCTTCGCAATCATAGACAATTTCTTCATAATATTCGCTGTCTTCATAATCACTATCTGTTTCATCATCGTCGCTCAAATTATTTTGTATCATTGTTATTAGTTTATTAGTTTATAAAAATTAAATTCTGAATCAATTTTTTTTAAACATTATATATATAAATGAAACTGCCTCATGTTTTACAAAATTTGCTTACCAATAAAATTGTTTTGAATGTTGTGTGTGTATTATCTGCTTTAAATATGATCGGGTATCTAGTTACAAATAATTTTACCGCTATTTTATTTTTCATTGTTTTAGCAATGTTGATAGTCCAATTTAATAAAAATATGATTATTGTTTTAGGAATACCACTGATTTTAGTAAACTTGTTTGTTGCAACAGGAATGTCCAAAAGAATTGAAGGTAATGAAAATATGAGTGATGCGAAAAATGATGATGCGAGCAAAGATGGTGACAAAAAAATGACCCAAGAACAAAAAGATACAATTAAAAACGTGAACAAAAAAGATAAGGTCTCGGGGCAAGGTTTGCCGATAACACCGATTGAACCAATCGAAGCAACTGATGAAGCGTTTGAAGTAGGTCGCGCCAAAAGAAGAGGTGCCGGGAATCAAATTGACTACGCTGCAACTGTTGAAGGCGCATATGATGAACTAAACAGTATTTTAGGTAGTGAAGGAATTAAAAGACTCACGGATGACACACAAAAATTAATGAAACAACAACTGCAATTAGCAGAGTCTATGAAAGGTATGGGACCTATGATTCAACAGTTGGAACCGATGATGAATCAAGCAAAGGATTTATTAGGGGGTATGGGTGATGGTAAAGGAATGAGCGAAATAATGGAAATGGCGAAAAAATTTAAACCCAATTAAATGAAAAACGAAAAACGAAAAAAGAAAATAAGTATTTTATATTATAATAATATAATATGAAAAAATGTCCACCAGGAGTAATGTGTATTGAAAATTTTTCAATGTTTTTTATCGCAGTTTGCGCAGTGATTGTTGTTTATTTGTTTTTTAACAATAATAGACATTCCCCTTCTGAAAAAATAGTTATAAAAGAAACACAAAGAGAGAATGTAGGAGAAACCCGAGGGTTTTTTGGATTAAGTTGGCCATATACCAATTTGCCAAGCGACCCATTATTAAATCCTTACGCTCCACCATTAAGGGATGAACGTTATTTTGTTCCGATAAACGTCTCGACTAATGTTGGCGCCGTGCCTGAAAACACAAGTTATAGACAACTGGGAATACTTACCGCAACCAATTCTAAGGGTTCAATTTTGCCTTTAATGGGAAGACCGGTATTTACGAATCGTGACAAATGGCAATATTATACGATGAGCGACCAAAATAACAGCGTTAAATTACCTGTTTCGCGAAATGGAAAAAGTTGTACGAACGAATATGGATGCGACAGATTGTTTAATGGAGATACCGTCTATATTGAAGGATTAAATGAACCATATAGGGTCACTATGTATGACAATGATACGATCCGATATTTGCCGTCAATTTAGATTTTATTTTATTTTTTACTTTTGGTTCTTTTGTTTGATTTTCTATTTTGTTTCCTGCGTGTTAATCTAAATTTGCGCGATTTACCACCTTTAGACATTATTTCGGCAGCATTTTGGACAGCATCGGCGCCATCTTGAAGAGGAGGATTAATTAATTGATTTACTTCTTCAGGTGTCATATTGTCACTTAACGCGATTTTTGCGATAGCTTCAATTGCTGTTTGTTTTAATTTGTCAGTTGTATTTTCTGTTTTTATATCATTGTTCACATTTACATGTGCTGGTTCTACTACAGGAACAGGAGTTTCAACATTAGTAGCAACAAATTCTTCTACAGGAGGAGTTTCAACATTAGTAGCAACAAATTCTTCTACAGGAGGAGTTTCAACATTAGTAGCAACAAATTCTTCTACAGGAGGAGTTTCAACCAAAGGAGTTTCAATATTAGTAGAACCAAAGTCTTCTACAGGAGAAGTTTCAACCAAAGGAGGAGTTTCAACCAAAGGAGGAGTTTCAACCAAAGGAGGAGTTTCAACCAAAGGAGTTTCAACCAAAGGAGTTTCAACATTAGTAGAACCAAAGTCTTCTACAGAAGGAGTTTCAACCAAAGGAGTTTCAACATTAGTAGCAACAAATTCTTCAACAGAAGGAGTTTCAACATTAGTAGAACCAAAGTCTTCTACAGAAGGAGTTTCAACCAAAGGAGTTTCAATATTAGTAGAACCAAAGTCTTCTACAGGAGGAGTTTCAACCAAAGGAGGAGTTTCAACCAAAGGAGGAGTTTCAACCAAAGGAGGAGTTTCAACCAAAGGAGGAGTTTCAACCAAAGGAGTTTCAACATTAGCAGAACCAAGTTTTTCAACAGAAGAAGGATCACCGCCACGCCTGTTATAAAAATTCTTCAATGACTTATTTGCTAAATTAAGACCTTTCCTTTTTCTAAATGTCCTATTTCTACTAGTTTTCCCTTTGCCATTTTTCCTTTTTCGAACACTTTGTTTATTTTTCTTATACAATTTAGATATTTTACCTTTAGTTAATTTCATTTCTATATAAATAAAATAATATTTTTATTTATTTAGTTATATTAATGACAACAAATACATCCATAAATATATCAAAACAAAATGTTATTGCCAATTGCGATTTAAAATGCGCATATAATTTTGTCTATCCTGAAACAAGTTTAACAGCAAATAATGAAGGTCAATTTATTATGTTTACTTTAGATAAAACCAATACACCTCCTGTTGTTTACAATCAACAAAAATATTCAGTTGACACAATGATGATAGTTTCACCATCTATCCATATTTTCAACGACTCCACCACAAATGCCGAGTTGATTATTAGTCATACACCTCTGCTTGGTGGTAATAAATTATCCGTGTGCATTCCAATATCTCAATCATCAGATACAAGTATCGCGTCAAATTTAGTGACAGAACTAATAGAAAATGTTGCAAGTAACGCTCCTGCTCTAAATGAAACCACAACTATAAACATAGATGGATTTACACTAAATTCAATTGTTCCAAATAAACCATTTTATTCTTACACAGATGAAAACGATAATATAGAATATATAGTTTTTGACATTTTAGATGCAATATCGCTAAATAGCGATGTAATAACTAGTTTAACACAAATAATACAACCTTACCCGCTTCCAACACCAGGTGGTAATTTATTTTATAATAAACTAGGACCAAATCAAAGCAAAATAGGTAGTGGTTATTATATGAAGTGTCAACCAACAGGTTCATCCAAAGAGGAAACCGAAGTAGTATATTCAAAAAACGATGTCACTTATGATCTTTTAAACATTTTAAATAATCCAAATACAAAACCTTTTGTGCAAATTATAATAGGATGTGTTATTTTCATATTAGTTATGTTTTTATTAAATTATATTTTTTCGTATATCTCTGGTGAAAAAAACGATATTATAACTACAAGCACTACATCTGTTCGACGTATTTTTAAAGTGTAAAATAATTGTTAACTTTTGATAAATTATTAACAATTATTTTTATTTTTATGCAATTGGTGATGCGTCATACAGATTTTCCAATAGCGGTTTGTAGGTTGCTTTAGTTAAAGACGACCCAGACTGAACCATCGGCGCCATTTTTTTCACAACTTCTTGCTCTAAAGTATACGGATATTGGTTAAACGCCGAAAATTGAGACGATTTTTTTTCTTCCGTGGGAGCATATCTCTGTAAAGCGTCAATGCCAGTAGTTACTGATGAACGACGCATTAAATCAAAAGCAACAAACAGCGCTAAAACTGCTAAAATAGGGTTTTTGTGCATAAACATATATATCACTATAAGAATAATGACTATTTTGCCTACTAAAGTGTCAACAGCACTAGCAACAGGTTCAGGTGTTCTATATCCCATTATCAAATAAATAATAAATAATATTGCTAATGTTAATTCACCCATATGCTCTTTTTGAAATAAACTAGAAAAACTATCCATATATCATATTGATAGATTTTATTTATCGTAAATAAGAAAAAGAAACACTAAACCCTTAAAACTATTTTACAAACTACATAAAAACTTTGCTCTAAATAATATAGTTTATCATGGAAAATACTAAAATAAATACATATCTTGGACAAAAAGGGTATACTATACCTAAAAATGAAATAAACATTGAAACACAAAAACAAATTCGCAATGACTTGACAATTAAACCTGTTTCACACGGAGCACCGAGTGGTGGGAATTCGCAAGTTTCTTTTCCGGCATATCGTGAGTCATCAAACAAGTTTTATGTGCCACATTATTATGGTGCGGCAAATTTTGGGGCGCCTAAAGAATATAAGATTAGTGAAGGTGACAATATTGATTTGGATTTTGCCGGTATATTGCGCGATTATCAAGAACCTGTGGTAAACAAATTTATAGATCATTGCAATAATGTTAAATATGGTGGTGGTTTGCTTGAACTTGAATGTGCTTGGGGAAAAACTTCAGGATCATTATATATTTTATCCAAGTTGAAAAAAAAAACACTCGTAATTGTTCACAAAGAATTCTTGATGAATCAATGGATCGAACGTATACAGCAATTTTTACCAAAGGCGCGTATAGGGAAGATTCAAGGACCTGTTATTGATATTGATGATAAAGATATTGTTATTTGTATGCTTCAGAGTTTAATATCAAAAGATTATGAGACCTCTATATTTGACAGTTTTGGATTAACTATTATAGACGAAGTGCATCACATTTCTAGTCAATCGTTTTCAAACTCGCTTTTTAAAGTTGTCACCAAATATATGCTGGGACTTTCGGCAACAATGAATCGAAAAGATGGTACCACGCATGTATTCAAAATGTTTTTAGGTGATGTGATATTTAAAAGTGAAAAAAAAGGAGACAAATTTGTTGAAATAAGAGCAATAACATATAAGGTTGATGATTATGAATTCAATGAGACAATTTTAGATTACAGAGGAAAACCTCAAAATAGTTCAATGATATCTAAATTATGTGAATATAACAGGAGAACAGAATTTATTATTAAAACATTATGTGATTTTATTTGTATTGATAATGTTGATAATGAAATTGTCAATAAACATAAATTAGACATGGATAAAATGGTTCCAAATTGCGAAATCTGTAATAAAAATAATAATTATTTAATAAAAAACACTTGTTGTAATTCTGTAAAATATTGTATGCTTTGTATGGAAAATATTGAAAAAAATTGTTCAAAAAAAATAAGACCAAAATGTCCTACTTGTAAAAAAGTATTAAAATATGAACAAAATTATATTGAAAATAAATTTGTAAAACCATTAGAACAAACTCATACAATTATAATGGCCCATAATTTAAGCATATTACATTACATATATAAAAAGTTTGTATGTAAAAATTTAGCAAGTGTTGGGTATTATATTGGAGGAATGAGTGAATCTGAATTGAAAAAATCTGAAAAAAAACAAATTGTATTAGCAAGTTATACCATGAGTTCAGAGGGGTTAGATATACCTACTCTAAATTGCGAATTTTTAATAACACCTAAAACTGATATTGTTCAAACTGTTGGAAGAGTTTTAAGAGCAAAACATAAATATTCACATCCAATTATTTATGATTTTGTTGACTCGCATGATGTTTTTCAAAGACAATGGTTAAAAAGAAAATCTTATTATAAAAAACAAAACTATAAAATTATTGGAATAAACAATATTGAATACAATAATGACACAATAAAATGGAAATGTATATATAACCCTACAAATAATATTATTACTAATTTATGTCCTCAAAAAAAACCACAATCTTTAAAAAGTAATAGTTCATCTGATAAAAGTATAACAAGTGATTCGGATGATGATTTTGAAGAAGAAGTTGAAGAAGGACCGAAAGACAAGTATTTAACAGGTGTGTGTTTTTTAAAATTTAAAAAATAAATATATATTATGGAGAAAGAAGTTAGCGGCAAAGAACCACTAGATACAGATGATAATAAAACAAGTCATCGTATAAGTGAGGCAGATTTTTCGGAACCGAGACATACGTCAGTTGGTGTTTCTGCCAAAAAACTATTGGTTCTACCAAATTGTAATATTTTAGATAAAACGCGCGGTTGGATGGGACCTTTATTGCCTCAAAGTGGTACTCTCAATAGAGGTTGCAGTGTAAACGTATTAAGGTTTTTAGGTGAGATTGGTTTACAAAATGCGAATCATTTGTTAGAAGAAATAGATGTTGGAAAATATAGCGATGTAATACCTTTTAGTTATATAATAGATATATTTAATAGTAAGATTGTTAACACTGAGGATTTTTTACCTGGCAAGGGAAGTGATTTTTCTGTTGAGGAAGCGCGATTGCCAATAGACAACACAGAAAATATAGCAGATTTCTTTACTACATTAGAACAAAATATGCCTGACAATTCTTGCATATTGGTAAGATTAAATAGAAGTGAAGGGGCGCGTGGAATAGCGACATCAGGACATGATATAGTAATTACAAAAGACAATGGAATAATAAAAACGATTGAACCTTATAAATCTCCTGCTGGTACGTTAGATATTCGAAATTATACCGCACCACCCAGCGTAAATTTTGTTAGAGCGTGGAATCAACAAATGTATGTTAGTGCAAGTTTGTTAGTATTAAAAATTATAACTAAAAGAGATAAAAAGGGCGGAGGAAATGGAGATATAAATGGTTCAGTTATGATACCAGAAAAAATGGTACAGCAGATAGAAGAAGCATTCAAAATGTCAATAGAGTGTAAAAATGAACCTAGTGTGGGTGGAGGAAGAAAAACACGAAGAAATAAAAGAAGAAAAACACGAAGAAATAAAAATAATAAAAGAAAAGTAAAGAGAACTAATAAAAGAAGAAAAATATAAGTATTTAACAATCGTTTTACAAATACATATATTATATCATATATATCATATAATATATATGATATATACTTGTCCATTATGTTTATTAGACCCATTATCTCATTCTTTAACTAATTTTTTAGAAAAAGATAATACTTATTATTTTTATACATGTCCGGCAAAATCAAAATTATATTTTGATACAATTAGTATAATAAATCACTATGATGGTGTGTTAAGTGAAATTCCTGATAATAAAATTGGATTTGGGTTTTAGATGAAATTGGATTTGGGTTTAATCATTTTTTACAAATAGAAGTAGCGACAGAACTATCAAAACTCATTTCATCTAAATTCAGTAAGAATTTAGAAAAAATAATAATTATTAATCCATCTGGTTATGTTTCGGCAGTTTATGCTATTGTTAAACCATTTTTAAACAGTAAAATTAAATCAATTATTGAAATAAATCATGAAATTAAAACAATTAATGATATTTAATGTCCTCTGCTAGGAAAACCACCGTTGGTATAACGACTATAATTATCTATGGCACTATTATAGGGTTGAATTGGTGCTGGGGTTGCTAGCGCTGACTCATTTGCTCCTAAAACCCCGCCAACAGAGTAACCCATGCTAAAAGGTTGATTATTTTGGTATTGTGCATAACCACCCCTCATATTACGATGAGTTCTTTTTCTTCGTCTTCCACCTGCTAACGCCATTGATCTAGCTAAACTTCTACTTCTTCCACCTGCTAACGCCATTGATCTAGCTAAACTTCTACTACTACCCATAGCCCTTGACCGAATTCTCCTTTTGAGACTTCTACGACTTTTTTTTCCTCCTTTCATCTTATATCTTTTAGTGATATTTTTTATTTTGTTTTTGAGTCTTTTTGCACCACCTTTAAATGAACACGAACTTTTTGGTATTTCATTGCTACTAAAATTCGCAGGATTATTTGTACTAGTTCCGTTTACAAACTGACTATTATTATAAGGGTTTTCATTACCATATCCTAAATTTGACGCAGATGACATATATATATATATAGTAATAATATATTATACTCTTCTAACATGATTCAAATTTTCAAATTTGGTAATAATTAAATTGGATTCGGCAATTTTAATAGGATACCACTTTTTAAACTTGGGATTATACAAGCAAACCATATTATACGCCTTGTCAAGATAAACAAACTTGTCTTCGTTTTCGTTTTCGAATTCTTCTTCATCATCACTTTCTTCAAGAGCATCCAAACGGTCATTTTCTTTGATTTGCCTAAATAACTTATTCATCATAACACTGGTATTAAAATCAGGTATAAAAGCGGTGTCATAATACATCTCCTTATTGTTATTATCTAAACAATATAATTGATAAATGTCATTTTGAATGTCGGGTTTTATTTTAAAAACAACTTCTTTTTTATCGTAACACTTATTATCATATGTTTTTTTATACGACTCTACTTTTTTGTTGGGGATTGTTATATTATTATTATTATTTATCTCTATTTTGTTATTATTATTATTAATCGGTTTCAACATTTTTTGCTCCATAAACTTCGTAAAAACCATAAATAAAAAATTATTACATCTGTCAAATAACCTAAACTGAACAGAACAAATCTTATATTTTATTTGCTCTACTTTACTATAAAAATCGTCTAAATTGTTACTCAAAAGTGGCATTCCAAAAACCATAAATGAATTATTTAATGATATTTGTTTTAGATCCTTACTTAAAATCGTCCCCAACAATTCGAATTTTCGTCCCCAATTATATCTAGATACATCGTTTCCTTTATAATGAAAAATATCTTCTATTGTGAAAAATTTATTATATGCGTGGAAAAACGTTGTCCCATAAAATAGTGTGCCATACGCTAAATCACTATTAAAACACGCACTCACTATTTTGACATGCGCAATTTGTTTATTTTCACCTAGTTCCATTATTAAACAAACATTCTTCTCGTTATATGTAGTAAACCAAGCAAAACTTTTCCGACCCTCTGGTATAGCCATTATAATGTCTGATTTATAAACTTTGTTATGCGTAATATTTTCATAAGAAAGTTTAACATTTGGGAAATCATTTAAGACGTCTTCTTTATCTTTATTGGATAACATATTCTATAAAGATAAATGTAGTATAATCTTTAAACCTTTTATTTATGTAAATTCAGAATAGGAAACAGAATTTGACATCATAGAATCCAAAGCAGTTATCGATGTTGTATTATTTACATTAATAGTTGAATTCATCTGTTTCTTTAAGAAATTTTTCAGTTCATTTTTCATATCCGATGTTGTTTCTTGCTTTGGTAATAAATCTGTTAAAGTATACTCATTATTTATAGAACTTGTATTTATATTTGCACTTATGTTTGCGCTTAAAATGGGTTCTGAATTGCTTTTTGAAATAATGTTAAACATGTTTTCATATTTTTGCGCAGGAGCATTTACTAAATCTTTTATTTTCGGCACGGTCAACGTAGATTTAAAAAAATTAAATAAGTAATGAACCAAAAAAATTAAAACTATTGATATAATCGTAATTTGAAGAATCCAAGATAACATACATTATTATTATATTAGTTTAAGTGAAATAAAAACACATTAATATCTTCTGTAAATATGGGGTTACTAATATCAATATCATTTGGTAACTCAAAGTAAAAATCGTATGGTTTATATTCATTTGTAACTTTATTTAGTGTCGATTTTATCACCAATTTTGTTTTTGAATTGGCGCTTATTTGATAAATTTGGGTCTCTATTTTCATAATTACATTATCTGTCGGTAATTGATTTACTAGTGACATTGTTGTATCTGAATGGTCTATTAACAGGACAAACGCTATTCCGTTTTCGTTAATATATTTTCCCTTTTTCACAGGTTTATCTAAATAAACAACTTTTTGAATATTTTGCGGATCAATTACAAAAATCCCTTCATCTGAATAAACCTCAATCGCATTTGTTTTATTTGTTAAATGCTTGCTAAGGGTTTTCATTTTTTTTGGTAAATTGTCAATATTATAATTCTCAATGTATATTTTCATTATAAATAATTAATTATAAACTATTTAAACCTATTCAATTAATTATAAATAATTATGTCACAACCTTTAAATATTATAATTGTTGAAAGAACCGGAACCTTGAAAATGTTAGCGATCAAGGATTTCAAAGAAGAAGAACTGTTTAAGAAATGCGGTTTCAAAAAAGCAGATAATTTCTTGAAGCAAACTGAATGGAACACCAAATATGATGGCAAAAAATACTGTATTCAGGTTTTTGCTAAAGACGATGGTCGCGCCAACTCTGAAAACAAATATGATTTTCCGCCACCCATTGATAATAAGTTGTTTTATGGTTGCTGCGCTATTGTGGGTCAGATTAAAAATGGTGATGGGTCTAAATTGTATACCAATTTGTCACTGCTTATGTGGGAGAAAATATACGAGAAGTTGTTTGGGGGTTTTGAAGACATTACTAAAACGGTTGCTGAAGATGAGAACGAGGAAGACGAGTTGGAAAATGTGCCAAAGCATAAGAAGACGAAACACGGTTATTTAAAGGATGGGTTTGTTGTCGACAGTAGTGATGCGGATGAATCCGAGACCGTGTCATCTTCTGAAACCGAGGATGATAATTTAACCGAGGAAACCGAGGAAGACGAAAAAGATTCCGATGTTGTCATCGAAGATATTGGGTCGGAATTAAGCGAAGATTCTTATGATTATCCACTTTTGGAAAATCCACCTTTGGGAAAGGTGGAACCAAAATAAAACAAATAAATCCACTTTTATTTAGGTTCTGACGCTTTTATTAACCATTGATTAACAGTTGATGGTTTACTAATATAGACTTTATTAAAATTATTATTAATCAATTCTGGGACAGATCCTGTATTTGGGCTAGATATTCCACCCGATACATATCCATATTTATATAAATGATCATGTATTCCAATAATAACAATACCATCTGGTTTTAATAACGATTTTATTTTCTCCATAACCAAATTATATTGTGGTATATTAATATTCCACAAAAAACAAGTTATTGTATCAAAACTATGGTTATATTCTTCGCCCATTGTTAACAAGTCTTGATGTAATAATGTTATTTTTTCTCTAACACTAGGATATTCTCTATCACTTTCAATTTCATTAAATCTAGAATTATCCAAATCAATACCAATAACTTCACTTGCACCTATTACAGCTAAGGAAATACAATTTAACCCATCCCTACTTCCTATATCTAAAATTCTTTTACCATTAATATTAGAATTGTAAGTCTTTAATACCTGAAATAAACCAAAATCGCGCATACCTCCCATCATTACAAATCGATTTTTTTTGATTTTTCTACGGTAACTTTTTTTGTGTTTTCTACGGTTAACCTTTCTGATTTTTTTAGTATGTCTAACCATTTTATATAATTAATAGAAAAATATTTTCTTACAATTTTTTGTTCCACTTTTCATAACTTCGTAAAAAAAGTGAATTTATTTGTTTTCTTTTTGCTCACTTTTCATAACTTCGTGAAAAAAGTGGAAATAATAAAATTGATATTGATTTAAATATAATTATAGTATGTAAATCAATAAATATGTCATCTCATAAAATCGAAAACCCCGAGTTGTTTCGCTCTAATATCCGTAAAAAAATAGACGAAAAATTAAATAATGAAAAGAATAGTTCCAATTTAGAAAAAGGGATATTCAATTATGCGCTAAAGGAAGCAGATCAGCGGAAAATTGTTAAGAAATGGGATAATAAGTATTTTATACAAATTTATATTGACCGATTACGCACCATTTATATGAATTTAAATGATACGATTATTGAACAAGTGACGTCGGGTGCGATTAAACCCCATGTTGTCGCTTTTATGACTCATCCAGAACTAAATCCTGAAAAATGGGCAGCACTTATTGACGCGAAGTCGAAACGCGACGCTAACAAATTTGAGAGTAATATTGAAGCATCTACAGACACATTTACGTGTCGCAAATGTAAATCTAAAAAATGTACCTTCATGTCCGTGCAGACTCGTAGCAGTGACGAACCGTCAACAATTTTTGTAACTTGTCTGGACTGCGGGAATCGGTTCAAAACACAATAAGTCTTAAAATAAATTGTGACGATAAAATTTTATAAATTATAATCAAAATTATCATAGAATAAATATTTTATTTCTAATAATTCTTTATTTTTTTCTTTATTTATTCTTTTGATTTGATTATTAATTTCATCTTTCAAATATTCCATACGTAATTTCATATAAGGATCCTTTTTAGTTCCTAAATTATTTGTAAATGAATCTGGATTGAAACGAATAAAAACAAATTTACCACCGTGAATCATATATAAATCATCATATCGTATTTCCTCATCTTTTTCACTATATCTTTTATGTTGAAATTCATCTACTTCTACACATAACAAAGTATTACCAATTAATTTGCGAAAATCAATTCTTCTACGATGAGAACAATCACAATTACCAGTCCATAGTGGTACATCATGTATAAACCCATCGAATTCTTCTTTTAAATAATCTCTAACATAATTTTCTTTTGTTTTCTTTCTTATATTTTTAGTAGCTTCGTCATCTGGAAATAAATGTTGAAAACAAAATGTACAATAATATTTGTATTTGATATTTCCTGAACTGGTACAAGTTTTGTTTTTACATTTATCAATTACGTTTATCATTTCCCCCGTTTTACATTGATTGCAATATCCTGCTTTTTCACCAAATAAATTATATGTTGCTTGTCCTTCTTTACATTCAATACACAACCGTTTACGAACCATAATCATATCTTTTTTCTTACAATTACCACAATATTCTGCTTTTAATCCTTCATAATTAAAACTTGGTTGAACCTTACCACATTTACATTTTGTATGTGTTAAATTTATCATTTCAGGTTCTTTACAAATAGAGCAATATTCTGGTTTTAATCCTTGAAAATTAAAATTTGGTTTTGAACTTTTTCCACATTTACAAGGTTGATCTTTTACATTTATCATACCAGGTTCTTTACAAGTAGCGCAATAATCTGCTTTTAATCCTTTATGGTTGAATGTTGGTCTTGATTTACCACATTTACAATTTTTATCATTTACATTTATCATATCTTCTTCTTTACACTCTTTACAAAAATTAGCAGATAATCCTTCATAATTATATGAAGGTCTTGAAGTTCCGCAAGCGCACAATTTACATAATAAATTAATCATCCCTTCTTCCTTATGACTAGAACAAAACTGTGTTCCAGTTCCATCTTTGTAACCAAATGACGCTGTTAGTAAGCAACCATCAGCATATTTACATTTTTTATGTTTTCCTCCCATATTTTCTTATACTATTACTAAAGACATTATCTTTAATACATTTAACGTTAAATGTATTAAAGGTCCAAATTCTCCATTTTTTCTTTTCTTTTCAAATATGCTTTCTTATTTCGCTCTTTAATTTGTTCCGGCGTTGGTTTATATTTTTTCATCTTTTCCAACAATTCTTCCTTATGGTTTTCATAATAAGTTTTACTTCTAGCAGGCGCAGTATACTTCTTCAATCGTTCATCTAACTCGATAATTTTATTTTTCAATTCTTCGTTTTCTTGTTTTAATACTTGTATTTCGTCCATTATTATAATTCTATAAGAAGATATTTTTAAATCAATTTGTATTATCATTATCCTCTCGTGATTCAGACTCTTCTTCTTCCTCCTCTGACTCAGGTTCAGGTCCGCATTCTTTACAAGGATTATCGCATCGCCTACAATCACGACAATACCATTTTTCACATTCGCCGCAAGGCCACCCTTCTGAACCACGATTTACATCTGTTCCGCAACTATAACAGTGTCCATAGCAACCACAGTCAACCTCATTATTTCTACATTCATAACACATATTGTAACCGCAATCACAACACGCGAACTCAACGCATTCTTTACATCCTCTAACTTCACAAGCGTCACATTTAAGAGTACATTTTTTACAGAATAGATGTTTTATTTTCCCATCCCAGCTATCTACGCTTTTATCTTCTGCTTTTGCACTTGATTCATCATCATCATCATCTTCTTCGTCTTCTTCTGCTTCGCTTGCGTCATTTATGTTACACAATTCACAACGAATCGCTTTTTCTAAAGGATGTACGGTTTCACAAGATTTACAATTGAATTTAGTTTTTACTTCTTCAACTTTTTCTGGTTCCGATTTTGGAGGTGGTCCGCATTCCTTACAAAGGTTTTTGTCGCTTTTCTTACAATCCCGACAATTCCATATTCCACATTCACCACAAGGCCATCCTGAACCGCGACTAACATCAGTTCCGCAAGTATAACATTTTCCAAAACAATCGCACATAAGATCATCAACATCGCTACATTTTCTACACATTTGAATACTACAATCACAACACTCAGTCTTGACACATTGTGAACATCCGCCGACTTTACATCTGTCACATATATAAGTACAATTTTTACATAATAAAGGTTGATCCTCTGCTTCGCTTGAGTTTGCGACTGTTTCCAAGCCTGCTACTATTTCATTTGCGCTTACAACTTCTTTGGTACACCAGTGTAAAAGCATGGCATCTTCTAAAAGAAGATCGGTTTTACAAGATACACATTTTTTAGTACTTGTCAACATTTTTATATAAATGTAAAAATGTTTTTAAACCTTTTAACCTTTGAAACGCAAATTTTAACATATAACATTGAATATAAAATTGAATTAAATGTTAAATAAAATATAAAATATAAAATATAAAATATTATTATAGAATGTTAAATTTGAATAAAAGTCTAAGTTATGCTAGAGAAAAAAAGAAGGAGGAGGAAAAAAAGGAAAAGGAAGAAGAAGAAAAGGCAGATGTTGAATTACAAAAATATTACGAAAAACTTTACAAAAATCCTCATTCAGAAAAAAAAGGTGTAGTTATAGATAGTGGCTTACAATATTATTGCAAAGATCCTCATTCAGGAAAAAAAAGTATACGTGTAAAGCATAGAAAAGAAGATGATATATATAATTATGGTTTAATTTAAAATATAGTAAATAAAAATGAAATTGTTTTTATTAAAAAATATTAAACATAAAAATAAATAACTTAAATATATTAATAATGAAACTCAAAGAGTTATCGATTAGTTGGCTTCTACATTCAATAAAAATACTTCTGGGTGACGAGAGCATACGCCGCTACATAATCCTCAAAAAGTTCCCAAATTTAAAACACAGAATGAAGAAGGATATCAGAACATTCGATCCATTCGTCAAAAAAGGAAAAACCCGGCAAGACAAATTTAAAGAAATCGAGACCTATTTGGAATATATAATAAATTTAAAAAACGACAATGTTGTATTTACCGCCACAAATGTTCAACAAAACGATGAAGACAATGAAACCCATTTTCAGACGTTTATTGTAGACAATAATAGCAAAAAAGCGTATGCGATTGACCCCGCATATAACAAAAATACAGATGATTTTATAGGCATTTATTACGCCGAAGTTACTCACGAAGTAATCAAACCATTTTTGGAATCGAAAGGTTACGATTTCAAGTTTATCCCTCTTTCAAGACCTGCGCAATCAACAACAAACGACGTATTTTGTCAAACGTGGTCACTATTGATCTTGTTGGATTTACTCAAAACCAAAAAATATCAGGAACCAAATATAGAATTCAAAATGCCTACAACAGAACTAAAACGTTACGAAATGATATTAGATTTTTACAAGGATATATTTATAGATTCCATGGCGGAATTGCTAGATAATTTACAAGAAGAATATAATGGCTCTATTAATGATTCAGACTCAACGGAAGCACAAAAGGAACAGTTATTGAAAATCGACGTAACGGGGTTATTGTATCAGATGAAAAAAGGCGATATAAAAAATTAATAATAATGCTGGTAACACAAAATAATGCAAATATTTTTTTATTTTTAAATAGATAAACAACGGTGGTGTTATAATTACCACCGCATCGTCACGTAGTTTATTTTTTTTATAAATATAGTTCAACAGCACATCGTCTGGAAATTCTGGCGCTATTTTCCGAATAAACAAAGCAAACTTGTTTTTTTCTAATTCGGTGTCAATAAATTTAATATCTACACTGTTTGCGTCTTTGAATGTGTGTGGACTCGTAAATGACGACATGCGAGACCAATCGGTCAAATGAGTTACTGCTGAAATGACGGAACTAGAACAATTATGTTCCAATTGTTTACAAGCACACATAATAATGGCGAATAAACTTTCATTTGCGAGACCACCGTCACAAATCGTTTTAATAATGGGTTGTTGAGTTTTTACAAAGTGCATCGTTTGCAATACATTTTCTCTCTTCATAACAAACCAAGGATCATTTCCTAGGTGAAATTCGCTTGGGAGTTTTTGTAAATTTGCTCTTTTATGGTAGTGAATATTCCACCACGCTTTCTTCCAACTTAGAAGTGTTTTGTTATAATAATTAAAAAACATATATCTGAACCGACGGGGAGACACAATTGGGCAACAAGAATCGGTCAACAAGCAAAACCATTGATTGCTAGTATCGTGATTTACTGCGAAACTCAATATAGATAAATATGCCGGAATGACGTGAAAATAACTGGTTTCATAAATGTATTCTGGTGGTATTGTATGATTCATAATCCACGGCGATTTGATTTTATTAATGTTTTTATAATAAAAATATATATTAATAATGTCTTTATTTGGTTCAATCCATTTTTTCCAGATTTCTTCTTTATTTAAAATATGTTCATAACTAATAATAAAACATAGCGCTACTTTCATAGATTTATATAATAAATTATATATTTAATTTTAAACCATTTATCTCTCTATTGTTTGTTCCAAATATTGTAATTCATCGCCTTGGTTTAAAAAAAGATATTCTTCATCGTCACATTCATCGTATTTATGGATATGTTCTTTGTTTTTTTTTGGTATCAATGAATCATAAATATGTAAGAAAAAATTATAGATGTTTTCAAAAAAATTGGAATACATATTATATATTATTTATATATTATTTATAAAATATGTATTTATGTTGCTTTTTTATTGCTTTTTATTGTTTTTTTATTATAAAAATTATATAAGTTATTCATTATATTTACTTATTGTCACATTTTTGGCAATGTTCCGAATGATTTTATTTTCCTTTCCAATTTCATCGTCACCTTTGCCGCCGAATGTTTCAACGATGAGTTTATCATAAGCGTATGAATATTTTGATTCGCTTTTTTCACATCCTGGATACTTAGCCTTATACTCTTTTAATAATTTGGAATTTTTGTGTGTCGCGTGTTTTATTATTTTTCTCATTTGTGACTTATTTTCATTATCCTTTTCCCATTTATTATCATCCTTAACATACATTACTTCCCGTTTTGTATCCGCACAATGAACCGGTCGTTTTGTCTCATCTAATAAATTGAGGTTCTTCACAATTATACTCGAGATTCCATTTACGTAACCAACATTTCCAACATTTTCTAAATCGGATAACTCTATTTTGAGAGAATTCACAAAATCCATAATATTCATGGCATCTTTACATGTTTCATTTAAAAATACCTGTAAATTAAATGTTTTATTATGGGAGTTAATCGTGTTTATAGTATTATTAGTATTTGAACTATTTTTGGACATTTCAACAATGGTTTTATTTTGTTCTATTAACATATTTTGAAATTCTTTATTTTGATGTAAAATGCTGATTATTAATTCAGGTGTTATTTGTTTGTTTAACTCTTCAATTATATTTTCATTATTTATATTTAATATTTGACATTTTTTTTTATGTCTCCATAATCCTGCTCTGTCACAAAAAGTCTTGATACATTTTTCACATACATAGTTTTTTTTTGAGCAACTTTTAGCAACTAAATCGTTGTTAATCGTTGTTAAATAGTTATTTTTGTGCTTTTTGCTGTCACAGTGTTTATCAAAACTACTTTTTTTACACGTAGTATAGTCACAAATATTACAACTAAAAATCGAGCATAATTTAGCATCCAAATCGTTGTTAATCGTTGTCATATATTAACAACGGAAAAAGTTGCTAAATATTTATCCTAAAATATTATATAATTTACAAATTCACAATAAAATTTTAGCGTCACAAAGTTATAATTATTATTTTTGTAATGAGACGCTAAGAAAAATTATGGTCACAAATTAAAAATGCAAATATAGTGTATTTCGAATATATGAAAGTATTTTGATTTTTCAAAAATGGACAAAAATAAATGTCCAAAAACCGTTTTTCGAAAATAATCTTGAAAAAACACCAAAATATGCATTATATAATAAATGGGCGAAACTACTTAAAGAGAATCAGAACTTCAGTGAAATGGAGGGTTAAGAGACGCCCACAGTTACAAACAACAAGTCTGAAAAATAACAGATGTTACTTGATAAGGGTCGCAATTGCCTGCCGGTCTTCTATCCTCAAAATACCCACAACCGTCCTTTGCAACTTGAGTCGGGATTCTAACGGATGTATTACGAGTTCCTACACCAAAGGAAAACTGGGTATAACTCGACGTCTCGTGAATGCCTGTTAATCGTTTATCATTTCCCTCACCATAAACCGAAATGTGAGTTGTGTGTTTATATTTTAGTTTTTCAATGCATCGGTAAATTTCTTCAATGCCGTCATCAGAACGTGTTCTCGAAGTGCTAAAATTTGTATGGCAACCAGTGCCATTTTTATCATGATACAATTTCGGATGATAACAAATTGCAACATTATATTTTTCAGCAATTCTTTCTAGTAAAAAATTTGCAACCGTTAAATGGTCACCTCCTTCAATGCCTAGGCAAGTGCCAATTTGATATTCCCATTGATGATTTGTGACCTCGGAATTTAACCCAGCATACTTGATTTTGGCGTATAAACAAGCGCGCATATGTTCTTCGGCAATTTTCCTTTCTACGCTATTTAGTTGGGTACCGCAATAATGTCTTCCTTCTTCTAAAAAGGAGTCATTATTTTTATGAATCATAATATATTCTTGTTCAATGCCAAACCACGGTTCTTCATTTAAACATTTATTAAAAATTTTAACAGCATTGTCTCTATGATTGCTCGGTAATGGGTTCATATTAACATCAAATGTTTCACATAATACAATAAAACAGTCACAATCCATAGCATTAGATGTTGTTAATGGATTTAAAAAATAATTACAAGGTTTTAAAATGACCTCAGTATTTCCATTTGAGTCAGCTTGTCCGGTAGAACTGCCATCGCAATTCCAAATAGGAATATTGTCAATGTTGTAAATAGTATATTTTAATATTTTTGTTTTGCTTCTTCGATTGCCGTTACCATCCAACCATAAATATTCTAAAACTGTAATGTTATTTCGTGTATACATTTAAATATAATAATAGTATTATCTTTAAATAAATTTTGAATAATTAAAATCCAATCACTTCTAAATCTCGAATATTCCAATATTCGAAACCGCCACCAGGAATAGGGCGACGAATAATAAACGGAATGCGTTTTTGTTGTAATTCGAGTTCCGCAATAATATAACTATCAATAACGTTTTCAGGAACGCTAATAAATGGTCTAGCACCGGTTTCAATTTGTTTTGCTCTTTGTCCAAGAACGCGAGCCTTTTCATACTTTGTCAAAAACGGAATAGTTTTATGTAAAGGGTCAATAATAATATTATTATTATCTCTAACAACGCTAGTAAGTTTGGCAATTTCATCATAATTTTGAATAAAACATTCAGGATGAAAATCGTTAATATAATTTTTAGTGACTTCATTGTCAAATTTTTGTAAATATGAATCATCATAATCTTCATCTTCATCGTCAGAAGGTATTTCAATTTGAATGGGTGATTTAGTTGTATTTTTTTTTGACGCCTGTTTTTTAGGGTTATTTTCATCTTCTTCTAAATTTGTTTCCTCATCTTCTTCCTCTTCTTCCTCATCTTCCTCTTCTTCTTCATCGGAAGATACAATATCTGGTTCATTTTCATCACCAAGAGGTTCATCGTCATCGCCTATGCCACCAATTTGTTTAATATCAACAGAATCAGAATCAGAATCAGAATCAGAATCATCAACCGTATTTTTATTTGAATTACCGATAACAATAGGTTTTGTTTTATGTAAACCCGGTGTAACAGGTTTAAATTTAATAACTCCAGAATTAGAATCAGAATCAGAATCAGAACCAGAATCACCACCAGAATAATATTCGTTGTCGCTCATTTTATTATATTTACTAAAGATACTTTTAAATAAATTATTTCAATTTTCTTTTATAAAAAAATAATTTATATAATTCAAAATAAACAATTCAAAATAAACAATTTTATAATCATAACACAATTACGATTTATCATTTGTATTCCAAACTGTATCGCAAGAAGAACATAAGTAAATATATTTCATATTGGTATCATCGTATCTAATATAAATAATTTCTCGTGGGTCATTTTTTGTATTTGTAG